CTTGTCAACCCAAATAGCAGGGGTAAAGAACTCTCCCTGACGACGACGAGTTGTGTCTTCAACAATACGGTCAACAACTGCCGCCAACTTGTGTTTTTGGCTTGGAGTGTATGAAGAGGAAAAGTGACCAAAGAACGAGGTAAAACCGTCACGGGAAGAGATAGGAATCTCACCGAAGGATTTAGTTACAACCATCTTACGTTTGGAAACTGGATGAAGGTAGTTATCCTCGTTGTTTACAAGAAGCTGAACAAACAAGTTAGCCCGTTCGTTCGTTGATAGTTTGTTTTTACCCAAAACCTTTTCATCAAAGTAACGGAATACTTCAGTGATATTCTTGTCAGTGACCAACACCTTACGTTGAACTTTGTCTGTCAAATCCTTAACCTTCTCAACACAATCCATAAAATTGTCAGAGTTAAATACAAAGGGTTTAATGTTTTCGTCTTGTATCAATTTCAAAACAAGTTCCGTGATTGTGTGGGCTTGGGAAGGTGCGGTAGACCAATTCAAATCCATGTCCAAATAATCAATCACGTCGTTGACATGAAGTGCAGTACATTCGTTTCGGTCCGCAACAAAAATGGTTGACGGAGGAACCATTCCCTTATCATAGAACTTCTTAATGTAGAAGATTGATTGAGCCAGCACCTTAGCCAAGTCAGCTTTGTTGTACAGATTCAAGTCATCCTTGAATTCCATAAGGACTCGAACTCCATCGTTCTTAGACACACCGAATCCATCACAACCAAAAGGTGATGTAATTTGCATGTCCTTGAACTTCTTCAAGAAGTTGTGACGGTAAAGGTTCTCTACATCCTTTTCGTTAATCGCCGAGGCTAAGTTATCAGGTCCCATGTTTTTTGTTTTTGTGGTTCAACACTTCAAAGATAAATACAAAACTTTGAATCTGCCAAATATTTTGAAAAAAAAATACCCCCACTTTTGGTGAGGGTTTAAAAAAGGTTAAAAGACCTTATTTGATTTTTTTAGGTTGTCCTTTTTCCGAAGTAATTGACCATTTTCTACGGTGGTTTGTCCCCCTTTAGAGTAAGGTTTGATGTGGTCCGCGTGGTATTCTTTTCCGTTAAGTGCTTGAAGGACTGAAATCTTTTCACTAGTCCCGTCCAACTTATTAACCACACCGTTGGTCTTAACGAACATCTCAATTTTTTCATCCTCGGTGTAAACTCGGTTACGGTCTAAACTGATGAAGTAATCTCCCACAAATGGTAACATGTCACTATAGATACGGGAGTATTTTTTCGACAAGTCTTTTGAGTAACGCTGCCAATCATTCCAATTCACAGCACGAGTAACATCGGCAACCTCGAATTTTTCGATAATCCGTGTCTCCTCTAATTCCACATATTTTTTTGCAAAGTCCTCAATTACCTCAAAGTTTAGTTTATACCCATGCTCACGATACATTTCAGTGAGATAAATGAAAAGGTTTAACGAGAAAGTCTTCTTTACTTTATACTTACCATCTAAAATAATGGTAATAACTTTAGACCACAAGAAAATCGCAATCTCGAATTGGTCCTTGTGGTCAATATGGTTTCGAAGGTACAGCGCATCGAGTAAGTCTTGTTTCAACCCATCGGGATTGGTTTGATGGTAAGCCAAGTAATAACCTAAAGTTTCATCTACCTTTCGGGTACGCATTTCCTTTATGGTCAAGAATTCACCGAAAATTGGTGAGTATTGGTTGGTTAGGTGTCGAACATATTGGGCAATGGGACCAGGTAATACATTACGCTTGTCTGCTTTATTCCAAGGTACTCCCATGTTTACCTTACCCGCCATTTCATGCATTTCAAAGAATGTCAAGTTCATATAAACCGAAAGCTGAATTTCATGTTGGAAAAAAGTTTTAAGTTCATCACTCATGTTTTTAAACATGCCGCATTGCATCTCATACCTCTCATTGAGGTACTTAGTACGGTTACCACCATCTATTGAAATATATTGTTTACCCTCCTCAAAGTATTCTTTGAAGACTTGGTAGTCCTCCATGTTATTTGTGTGTTTTGCATGGTTCATTGCCGTTTCAATGTCAGCTAGAATGATTGGTGTAGGAGTCATGTTACGAAGGATTGCTTCATAATACCCATCTTTGTTTTTTTTACCCCAAACAAAATCTCGTTGGATTGAAGGAAGGAATAGTGTGGTGTCTTCTGAATAGTTCTCCACAAAATTTCGTACTGAAGTAGTACTATTTTTGATGTAAATACGGTTGGTCATGATTTAGTGGTTTATGTTAAACTTGAGTCAAAGTAAAGGCAAAGAAATAACACTGCCAAATAATCCTAAAATAAATTTATTCTAACTAAGAATTTATCACGGAACTTTATCTTAGGAATCAAGTATCCCGAGGAATTGGAACCTGGGTCTCCCCCGACACCAACCCTAAAGTTGTTCTCATCAATTAACTTCTTGAGGTCTTGGACTTTTATCATCCATAACTCACCCAAGAACTTGAAATAGTATACAAACCAATCGGCCTCAGTGACCTTAATACCTGAGTTTTTCCCACGACAAGAAAACTCAATAAATATGTTACCAGTATCCCTACCTTTGATTACTTTATCATTCACCTTACTTGGTGGAATACAATAGACATCAGTCTTGGATTCAAAAGTTTGAACACCCGAGTTTTCAAAATCGATTTTAAAATCCCATGTATAGTCTTTCTTCTTCTCAAGTAAAGTTCCCTTCCAACCTTTGGTTAGAAAATCTATGATGTAATCCTCACCGGCTTCACCCTCGATAATATCTTTACGAAATGAATATTCAGCCATCAATATTTTTGGATTTGTGAGATTATCTTTTCCCTGAGTGTTAAGTCCTTCACTTCGTGTAAAATCTCCTCTAAAAGAGTCTGTATGTGTTTCTTACCCCGTTCTTTGGACCTCTTACGGGAATTAATCTCAACTAAGTACAGATGATAAGCGATTTCATCAATCTCTTTGAGTTTATCATAATACTTTTCTAATCTCGAATCCAACTTTCTATGTCGGGAAATGTCCAAGACCGTTGGTATGGCTTTATGGAGCTCATCCAATCTACCTCGTAGGTATTGAATCTCTCCGTATTTTTGAATTTGTTGTTCTGTCATATTACATGTTGTTTAGAACGGCCCGTAACATATCGATTGATGTTTTATCTGCCACGGACTTTTTGGGTTTACTCTGAAGTTGTCGAAGAGCTCCCTCAATTTCTTCTCTTTCAGTCAAAACTACATTACCACTACGATGTCCACCCCTTTTTAATGGCGGTGAACTCGGAGTTTCAGGGGTATAATCCATCCTTGTTTCTACCTTGCGAGGTCTGTCAGCAATCTGAAAAACCTCAGGGTGATAAATCATCTGATAAATGCGAGCAGCAGTCATGGGGTTCTTAGTGACCCGATGGATGAGGAAGTATCGTATGAGTTTGAACATACGACAAAGATATAACAAATTTCTTACTTGACCAAATGAGATATAATCTCCTTTACTCCACTGACTTGTTCGTCCAAGGGGTACTCAACCAACATCTTCATCGGGTCGAGGTCCAAGTAATCTAAACTCCAAAGTATTTGATTGTACTTACCATCGTATATCTTTTCCCAAAACTTGTCTTTGTAGGGTCTAACATCCCCCCTTTTAGTCACTGCAGTTCTTACCCAACTTTCAGGTGAAGAGTGCACCAAATTGTAAAGGGTGATAAGATGAGAGTAATCTTCCCCTGTGAATTCTTTGTAAGTGGGTGAATCAGGGTCACCATCGATTGCGGGAGTGATAAAAACTACACCCTCATTCAAGAGTTTTTCAATGTCGAAAGGAAGTCTTTCTTTTACTTCATCCCTACCTTCTTGATAATCATAGACCAAATCCATATTTATAAATATTTATCATAAAAGTAAAAACTTATGAAACTCATCATTACCGAGTCACAATACAGAACAATTCACGAACAATTTAACTCTGCAGATGAAAACAATATCGTTGGGGACCCATCAGAGAACACTTTAATGTTTGCCGATTTTCTTCTTAAACAAGATATTGTTGAGATTGGTAGAATGTTGGTTCTTGGAGATGAAATTGAAGTTTATGGATTTCAAAACCGAAAGTTTGAGTACTTTTTAGACAACTCAATGACTTTTAATGTTCACACAATTAATGGTGACGTTCATGTAAATGTTACAGCAAACGATAATGATGATGAAGGGGATGATGAAATGAGAGACGAAGTTTTTCTTTACATCCAAGAGTTAGCAAGTCAATACCCATTTGTTAATTGGTATTTTGATGGTGCAAGACTTTAATCTTCTTTTGAATATTCTGCAGTTCCGTCAGGGGTAACAAAGTAATTTCTAAGAAACTCCATATCATTTCGAACCTTATCTAACGACGAAACAATTTCTCCGTTTTCATCGGCTAAAAGTATATTTTCGTATTCTACAATTCTGGCTGGAATCTCTAACTTGTTTGCCTTTTCATAAGAAAATTTTCTATGGTGTCCATCCATAATTAGGAAAACATCTTCGTTTTCAGGATGTTGAATAACCATAATAGGTTCTAATTCATCTCCCTTACTCAATTTTTTAATCATATCCTGAACATTTTCATTTGACATAAGATAATCCTCATCTTTGAAAATCTCATTTTCCTTTACCATCCCTAAGGGAATGTAATAAGTCTCTGATGTTGGAATCTCTTCACCATATTCCACGCCCATTCCTTTGGGGTAAACCATAATGAATGTGTCCAAGTTTTTTTTGTCTTGTTCAGAAATGAGTCCCATGACTTCTTTGATTCTTTTAATCTCTTCTTTTAAAATCATATCAAAATGGATTTCGCAAACCCCTTTTTATCATTTCTGAATTTTCAGGGTTAAATTTTTTATCGGCGTATGTTATAAAAATTTTCATTGCTTGTTCGATTTGAGGAAGATAACCTAAATTGTCCGCAAAATTAAGAAAACTCCGTGAAGGAATAAAATGGTCAGAATCATCATAAACTAAAATCTTTTCAATGTTTCTCGCATTTTCAATTGAAGTTGGACGATTCACATAAAATGCAAATTTTTCATTACCCAAGGTTTCCATTACTTCAGGATTTTTCACAATTAATATCCCCAGACTACCCATGTCATAATGTCTTTCAAACATATCGGGGTCTTTTTCAGTTACACACCATTTTGTTTTAGCACCATATTTACAAGTCGCATTGTGAGTTAAAGGTACTACCAAAAGAAAATCATCGGTTTCCATGAGTTTCACTCTTTCCTCATCTCCGATTTTATATTTTTCCAATAAAATATTAAATTGACTTTCCTTCAATACTATTTTCATAATCTATAAATATCATTGTAAATAAAAAATCCCCACCACAAGGGTGAGGGCTTATTTCCATAAGGGATAACCCTTACAGAGCGTCAAACCACTTGACCAAAGCCTCAGCACTTGTGTTGTCAAGTAAGTTGTAACGATGAAGTTTCTTCATCGATTCTGAGTTACGACCAACCGTCAGTGACAGTTCGACATTGTGATTGTCCATGTTCGAACGAGGTGTACCACTCATAGCACGAAGGGTGAAAGAATTAAGACGGTACTTATCCAAGACAAAAAACTGTGGAGTGAAACGATTTGCGCTGTCAATAAGACAGAACAAGTAGTTAGTGTGACGACCCCAAGGACGAATGTGACGGATTGAGTAGGTCTTGCTCGAACGAGAAAGGTAAGTAACTTTGGTCTCGTAGAAACGATTACCTTTTACCATGTCACCACGTTCTTCTGACGCATTTACTGTAGACGCTCCGAGAGTCTGACGAATCTTCTCCTGAATACGGTCTCCGTACGCACTTGGGTTGAGTTTGACATAAGCCTCAGTGATTACACTGTTGAGGGTTTGGTTCATGTTCACAACCGCTTTGGTGGCGAACTTCTTTTCTGCTTGTTTGAGAAATTTAGACATAACATTTATGTTGTTGGTTTTTAGTTAGTGGTTCAACAACACCACAAATATAAAAACAAAAAATTGACACTACCAAATTTTTTTTCTATTTTTTTATTAAATGACAAAAAAACTTTTCTTAACATGGAACCCGCAGGTAAATTAAAGGTAATCGGAGTCTTGGCTGTAGTGGTCATTCTCCTTATGATTGGTCGAAGTAAAGATGATGCGTCATTTGTAACCGAGTCTCAACCCTCACACCACACCCTTAAAGAGAGACAACCCGAGCTTTCAACTCCAATGTATTATTTGGTGGTAGGTTCTTTTGCGGATATTGAAAACGCAAATACTTTTGGTCAGTCGGTAGAATCACTAAACTATCAGTTACACATTCTACCTCGTACCGACGGTTATGTCCGAGTAGGAATTTTTACCTCACCTCACAGAGATGTCGTAGTTGAATACCAAAAAATGTCTGAAGGTGATTTTCCAAAGTCTTGGATTACCTATCAATAAAAAAAAATCACTTAGTTTAAATCCTTGAATGGTTTTCCACCCCAACAAATTCGTATTACTTTTAAAGTTAACCAATGATGTTGCCCATCATACCACTCATGGTCATATGAGAAATCCCACCAACCAAAATAAATGGTCAGATAGTCCAATCCTACTATTTTAGATAATTTTTGCCAGTGTCCACCAAATCTCTTGTGTTTCTTGTCGAAAACTTCAAAACCATTTTTAACTTTTTTCATCAAGTATTCTTTTGGACCTTTACAGAATTAAATTAATCCTTAACCTCATCAAAAGTAACCGCCAAATTATTTAAGAGTTTAATTACAAACTCTAATCCATGTACATCTTTAATTTCTTGGAACCGTGGAATAAAAATTCTTTCAAAATAATCAAGTTTTCTGATTGTACTTTTTTCTTCTTCAGATTTACCTAACATGTTAAATCCAAAACTATTCATGTCCTTCATCGGTTCTTCTTTAATTACCTTCTCAATTAGGTTAACCAAATCGGTTTCAGAGATTCTAACTTTATTTCCCATAATACAATAAATATACTTTTAACAATAACTATTTATAAAACAATGAAAATTATTGTAAATGAATCTCAACTTAAGTTGCTAACAGAACAAATTGAAGGGTTAGATGAGTTTAAATTAAAAAGTTTTGCGTCTTACCCCGAAATAATTGAGTTTTGGGATGTTATTGAAAATCATATACAAAAATCAGGTGTAAAAAAAATTGAATTGGGTAAACTGCGAATGGGTATTGCAGTTGCACTAATTAATGGTATTATTTTTAGTGAGAATGTTTTTAAACAACCACTACCTTTGTTCTTATTTTCTGTATTTCATGAATTTGCCCACCAATATCAATTTAAAAAATATGGTAAAGAAAAAATGTTGAAACTTTACACAAATGAAATGTCCATTGGAGAAGCCGCAAAATTGATGAAAGAAATTGAATTGGTTGCAGATGAATTTGCAACAAGAAAATTAAGAGAATTACAAAAAAATGGTTTTTTAAAAAATATTATCATACCAAATGGTTTTTACAAACAAATGCCCCTCTCAACATTTGAGAAAACTATAGAATACTTAAAATCCCAAATTAAAGACTTGAAACTCACTTCACCTGATGAAATCAGTAATGTGTTTTATAATTGGTTAAAACTTGAAGTTCAGAATTCTTAGTGAACACACTTAATTTTGTGTTCATTCCATTTTTTTGTTGGTTTTTCATTTGGAAAGTAATAACATTCCCACTTCTTTGATGTTTCGAAATAAATGTGTTTGGTAAAACCCTTAGGTACCATTGCACCTGTTGGGATAACTAAAGAACTCTTATCAAAATCCAATATTATCCTTACTGTTAGATTTTCTTTGTCATCCCATTTTCTTTCTTGTTCTTCAAGTAATCTCCATTCCCCCCTGTTTAAGTATTGGTCTTGTAAGGCACAATTAAGATATGAGAAAGTAGTTTTGAGATTATCCATATTATCTGAGAAAGTAGCTGCGGGAGCTAAGTGTCCTTTATCCCAAATATTTTTTGCATAATCGTTATGGTCTGAAGTATGAACATTAGGTTCTGTTTTAAAATCCATAGAACCACGATTTACATTTGTAGGTCTATTAATAGAACGATAAGTGAGTTCAAGTGGTTGTTCTAATGATTGAGAGTAATTTACCTCAAAAATTTGGTTTTTAACTTTAACATCTTTTAAAGCTTGTGCGGAAATAAAAATTAAACTTACAAGGCTTAATAGTATTAGTGATTTTATTTTAGTCATTTTCAATAAATTAATTTATTTTTATTTGAGTATCCTGTGGTTAATAAATAGATGTTAGTTGAGCCACCTCTTACAGGGTTCGAGATAGTCATTGAAGACTGACCAAGAATTGTAGACTTAAGATTATTTGTGGAGTTTTTGATTGTTGTCCATTCACCACTGTTGAACATTCTTACTGAAGGTGCAAGAATAGTATTGTTTTTTAGACCTGTTGTTACACCAAACAAAAGAAAACCATCCGATACAGTAATTCTCCCGTCATTGTTAATGTCCATTCTATAGTATTCTTTGGAAGTAATAGGAATAACACCTAAAACTAAATCAGACACATACTTAGCATCGGTAACCGATAAGGGACTTGTTGTTGTTGGGTTGGGAACTACTATTTGAAACTGATAGTTGTTAATATCTAAACCTGTTGAACCGAAGTTGTAATTTCCAACGGCTGAGGTGTAAACCGACCTATTATAATTGAATGTTGTTTGAACAGTTGAAGGTGTAAACTTATAAGAAGTACCTTGAGTTATGGACCATTGCACCGCGTTTTTTCCACCAACAGGAACAACTTGTGTTCCTGTGATATTAGTAAGACCTAAAGTGGCGGAATATCCACCACATTGTGGTTTTGATTGAAGGTTAATGTCAATTTCATTTGTAGTTTCACTTAATACTATTTGCCAAATCACTGAAATACTCCTGCAATCATAAAATGGTACCCTGTTAAAATTAAAAACCATTTTTCTGTTTGGGGAACTTCCAGTCACATAATAATTCATTTGACCTGAGGAAGGAAACAAATCTTCCCAATCAGCTAAGATAGCATTCTTTGGTGCACTACCATTTGGTAAAAATTGGGCAACATAACCACTTGTTTGACCAGGTGAAAATCCTATCCAACCATTCGAACTGACATAAAATTGTGTGTAAGTGTTACCAAAATAGGTGAAATTAAAACCAATATTAAAGGGTCCTTGAACACAATCATCACAACCGTTTACTGAGGTACCCCCCGCAAAGGCAAAATTAGAATATGTTGGGTTAGTAATTTCATAATTTGAAATATTTTTTGTTAAAAGTTGTACTTCAACACCTTGCACACCTACCTCATTCCCATCATAGATGTTACCCGAATAGGTAAATTCTTGTCCTTGCAAATGAAATACAAGAACTAAGAATAAAATACTGGCAACGAATTTTTTCATCACAATTTTCCAATCGCGTTTTCTAATGATTTTTTAATTGCAGATGAAAACACTGATTTTTCGAATGGTAAATTTTCATCTCTAAGCTCAGCAAAACCCGCTTTAACCGCAAGTTTAGCACTTCCGAATCCTTCATACTTGACACCCTCAATCACCACTTCAGTTTTGACCTCTGTAATTTTCTTTTTAATCATAAAAGGACCAATGTTAATACCAACCGAAGGAGCTTTAATTGAAATGATATTAACGAAAACCGAGGTTCCTTCTTCACACAAACTTAATTTTTCACTGATAAGTTCCTCAGCAATTTGTTTAACTCCAAAGGTAAACCTTTTTGAAGATAAATCAGGGTTTTCACTTTTATTTTCAACACCTTTAACAGTATAACAAGTTTGTCCAAATAAACCTAAGGACATTATTAAACCAATTGATAATAGGATATTTTTCATAGTAATATTTTTCCACCTGTTAATATTTGAAATTGGAGAATACTCCCTTGAACTTGATAGACACCTGAAAAACTAACATTGTATTTGAAGTTTTTAGATATCGTATAATCCCAAGAACTAAAGGGAACCATCAACCAACCCGAGTCCCACCATTTCCCTTCATAAAATTGAGTAAACGGTGAGTAAACACCAAGAACCAAAAGATTACCTGATAAGTTTTTGTTTAATTTAAATGGGTGGAATCCACCACCTACCGCCGAAATATTTGTAAAAGATTCACCACCCAATCCTCCGATAGTAAAATTTAATCCACCCATAATGGATGTTTTTCCGAATGTTTTTGAATCAAGAGCCGTTGTCGTGTTAAAGAAATTACGCTCAAAATCTATCATTGATGAATTTGCAACAATCATAGTGTTTGTTCTTTTTTTATTGGAAAAAGCGCCATATAAGGTTAGATTCGAGTTATTAACTGTTGTGGTATAGTTTAAAAGAACACCTTTAGCTCTTGTGTTGTTTGTATTAGACTTAGTAACAGACATCGTACCTCTGAACTGATTGGATTTGTCTTCATTAACTCTGATTGCAACAATATCACCAACACCTATCAACGAACCAACTTTTGGTTTACCACCACCTTTACCATCTGAACCTGATGATGTGGCTTCTGCGGCATTAGCCACCGAATTAGTCGTACCACCATTACCCCCACCCGAAGTTTCATTTTGTACACCAGTAGCATTAGGATTAGTTTGTGCAGATTCTCCCGTTACACCCCGCTGAGTCTGTCCACTTCCCCCTTGAGAAACCCCAGCTGGTTGGTTATTTGTTCCTCCTTGCGAATTATTTCCTTTTGAAGTTGAAGAACCACCTGATGTATTTCCTCCTTGTTGAGTTCCTCCACCCTGAGTTGTTGAACCATTTGATGTATTTCCTTGAGTATTATTATTTGTTCCATCTGTTGCCGAATTATTTTGATTATTGGAGGTCGAGTTTGAATTACTATTGTTTTTGTTTCCTTCTCTATTGTTTTTTCTTGATGATGTTGAGTTCGATACAGAATTTGCGACAGCATTAGAGGCTGTCATTGTGGAAGAGGCCGTGATACTTGTTAATGTAGAAATTAAATTTTGAGTAATAAACATATTTTGAGAAACTTGTGTATTAGTTAATAACTCATCACATGGTTGGTTAGCGACCGCCGCTGTGATTTGATTAACCCACAAATCAAAGTTTCCATTAATAAAATCATTAGATGAAAAACTATTGATATTCCCTAAATAGTTTACTGTTATGGCTTGATTGTTTGTAACTTGGAGAGTTTTAATCTGTCTGGAACAAGGGTCCACATAAGAATATGTGAACCCCTGTCCAAAAATAATTGTGGACATAACAACAAATAATGTCGTTATTATCCTTTTCATTGGTTAGTATCTAAAAATAATTTTCGAGGTAACATATTAACTTTTGAATACCCCTTTTTTTATCATTTTTGTAACCACTCTTACCGATGCTGTTTCCAAAGCCTTTTTAGTGGATACCCCAACTGTTGAACGATTAAATGCCGGTCCCTGGATATCACCTAAAACACTTGAGGTTTTGATTGTAATTGCCCTTCCTTGACCGGAACCTGTAATTACCTCTCCTGTTTCAGAATCAACAAATCTAACTTGTAATCCGAGTTGAGTAATTTGTTTAATTGTCACACCTGAAGTTTCAACTACCTCATCTTCACCCACAGAAAAATCGTACACTTCAATGTAAACAAAATACTTGGCAAGTTTAATCTTACCTTTACCGTCCAATTTATTTTCAGTAAATCCTTTATTAGATGCTTTGAATTGCTGAACCATTCTTTCCTTGATTTCAAGTTTGTCCTCAGTAAAAACAAATCTCTCAGTTTCTTCCAAATATTCTAATACAATATTTGTTACACCAAGTCCAACTCTGGCATCACGAAGTTCAGGATACATTTCGTATACTTCATCATTAATGCCAATTTTAAGAATTTGAATTGGGATTTGGATTGTGTCTTGATATGGTGGCAATTCATCATGTGTTTTTTTTGCCTCAAATCCTGCAGTGTATTCTTCTGTCTGAATTTTTGCAATCTGACCACTTAAAGATATTGCGCCTAATAAAAAAAGTGATATAAAAATTTTACCAAGGTGCATCTTCACTCTCACTTTTATCTTCTTTAACAGGTTTTTCAACAACTTTAGTTTCTTTAATCACTGTTGTACCCCCACCACTTTGATTAGAATTTTGCGATGAGTTGTCGATGTTAAGAACAATCGGGGCGGGTTGGGTTGACTGTTGAACTGGAGCTACTTCTTCAGTTTTTACATCTTCCTCTATTCCGAAAAGTTGATTGATATGTGTTGCAACATATGCTCCCGCACCTGTTACGGCAGTTGTCGCTAATCCTATTAGAGTTTTTTTGATTGTTGACATCCCACCTTCTTGAGTTTCCTCTGACATAATAAATTAATTTAGTTTTGGTTTATTGTATTCTTTGGCATCTTGAGGTCTCAAATTGAGACCTCAAGTTTTATTCTGTTTTTGTTGTTCTTTCAACAATTTTCTTTTTTTCAGTATTGAGAATTGCAACATACTCACCTGCCGCTAAAGAACCTAAATCAAAAGTTTGTTCATAAATTCCAATTGGATAAGTTCCCTCAATTACTTCAAAAACTAACTTACCCCCTAAATCGTAAACAGCTAAAGTCACATTACTTTTTTCATAAAGTTTAAACCTTGCAGTAACTAAACCATCGGTTGGTGTGGGGAATAAAACCATTTGATTTTTAACCGATATGTCATTGGGGTCCATCTTTAAAACTTGTAATATACCATCAGTTGGGGTGATTTTTAAATCCTTAGCGTTTTGGTCACCAGCAAACTTTCTTGTAACATATAAAGGACTTTTATTCCAATCGGATTGAAGTTCATTTGCTGTAAAGTTTAAAGTAAAAAGGATTTCACCATTGTTTACTAAATTTTGATTGAATGAAGGGTCATATCCCCCCCACTCAACTTCACCATCATTTGTGTTGATAAATGTCAACCAATAAGAACTCTTCAACTCAGTTACCAAAGATTCAAATTCCAATAGGTCACTATCATACTTCATAGCTAATTGCAATGAACCCAAATCGATATCATTTGTTTTTAAAGTTACAGGAACACTTACCAAATCCCCCTCATCAACTCCCAATTCAGGAAAATTAACTTCGATGGTCTCAAGGTTATTGTCGTATTCGGTAGTAACATCTATAATGTGTAAGTTAGCATTATTGGGATTAACTATTTCGATGGGTGTTAAACGAGCTCTTTTGAATCCTGTTCCGTTAGCATCTCCCATCCCTAAAACATAGTATGTTACAGTATCGGAGGTATTTGGTAGAATTTCGAATGTGAAGTTAGTTACTCCACCTGTTGAAGAAATAAGGTTTGAAGCTGAACCATCAATTATGTTAAACTGTGCCTCGGTGAAGAATTTCACATCTGCAACTGAGTTAATCCATGAAGAGAACCTACCTGATATTCTTCCGTAAATTGCATAAACATCGGATATTGTAATCTGACCATCTCCGTTCACATCAGAAGCGTGGAAATCAAACCCTGTTGGTGTTTGTTGACCAAGTACATATTGATTCACTCTCTGAGCATCGGCAACAGAAATAATGTTCCCAAAGTTTAAAGTGTCTCCCTGTACAGCAAGTCTAACATCAAACGCTGTAGTATCAATGTTCACATCGTTAAATGATACCCATCCTTGAAGGTTGCTAGTATCAACACTTACAGAAGTCCAAGTTGAAGTTGTTTTTAACTTTTTCTCAAGAGCAACACTTACATGTTTAGCGGGTGTACCGGTAACATTCATAAAATTTACATGATATGAAAAAGTACGAGACAATAACTGACCACCAAAATTTGTGAGGTTCAAAGTAAAGTCATTACCCCCTTGTGAGGTCGCAGTCTCACTGAACACATTACCACCATTAAATGTTAAATTACCCACATTGAAATAGGTGGTTGACAATGCCGCAGTGTGGTTCAATGTCACTTGAAACAATCCACCGTCAGGTATATCAAATGTATTGAGACTACCGGTATATGTGAGGGTAATGGTAACATATCCCAAAGCAGGATTATCCTGATATTGGAGATATTGTGAAAAAGTTGTGTTCAAAGAAGTTATGGTATCAACGGACCCAAAAGCTTGATTATCATAAAACAGTCTAAATTGCACTGCTGTGATATCAGTTCCTGAATTATTGTAAAAACAAAGACCAACATTTGTTTTACCCGCTGTTGATGTACCAATCTGATAAGTGGAATCTATAGTGATATGAGCTCCGTTTAAAGTTGGTATAGGACACGACTGTGAATATAAATTACTCACAAGAATTGTCCCGAAAAAAAGAAATAATAATTTTCTCATATTCGAATGTAGATTAATGTACTTATAAATATGAAAAAATTTCTTTGGTTACCAATTTTTCTATTAATTAATTTAAAAGTTTGTGGGCAAATTAAAATTGACTTGGTAGGTGATACTTGGGTTCCTCAGGTTGAACAAGCATTAGAACTAATTAAAAATACCGACACTAACACTTATAACTTTGTTTTAAAACATTGTAAAAAAATAAGTTTTTGGAACGGAGAGTTCTCTACTGTAGAGGGTAATTACACCATCACAATTTCACAGGGTGATATGAAACTAAATTCCGTTGAAAATATTGCATGCATTTTGGTTCATGAATCAAAACACTTGGAAATTATTCAATCAGGAACATCTTTTTCTTTATTAAAAGAAGAATATATTTGTTATCTATGGGAACTTCAATTCATTGAAATTCTTCAAGGGGAACCTGAGTGGATAAAAGAAAATTGTCTTAATATGATTTCTAAATTAGAACCATAAAAAGGGTTACCTGATTCTATTAATCACAATCTTGACACTCAAATACAACATATTTTCTCCACCATTTCGAAAACATAGTATTAGGTAAATTATAAACAACTAATTCTGCCAAAACAAATAAACCCCCCACTAGGAGTGAGAAAACAATTAAGTAAATAAACCACATAATCTTTTTTTTTATAAATATAATCAAAAAACCCCCACTCGGAAAGAGTGAGGGCTGTTGGGCTGTAAGGTCAAAGATTTATTTAAAAGAGTTTTGAGATTATTGATGCTCCTTTGACGACTTTTAAACTATGTTGATTTGTGACTTTTGACATTCCCATCGAAATCAAACATCCACTACTTAGTGTTTAATGTAGGTTGAACCTTCGCCGCCTCAGCAATACTCAAAAAATACTCATTCCAATTCATCACAAGAACTTATCTTATAAATCAGACCCTTTGAACCATCGGCGTGAATCTGTTTTTCTTTTTCATTGACCAAAATTAAATTCGTAAACTTACATTTAAAACGAGGTTCGTATTCTTGAATCAAGATTAAACGAGACACCGTACCAATAAAGAGTTCCCCCCTTGTTGAGTAATGAATATATCGGTCTCCTTCTTTCCAATCAAACATTTCAATTTGTTTTACTTCACAAATATACTATTTATTTTTTATAAAGTCAAAAACTATGTCAATAATTAATTGGGAACTCCACTCAAAATTAAAAAAGAAAAAAAGATTAACCTATTCAAAAGAAATTATTACAATTGATGATTTGAGTGTGTGGGGTAAGATAAAAAAGTTTTTTAAGGAACTTCTCTTTAAGAAGTAATTCACTTATCTTTTCAAGGTCCAAAGGTGGCCGGTCGTCCCACGGATGTAGATTAGTGTATTACCGGATTCTCTTAACTGAGATAAAGGGGACTTTGGTCCCCTTTTTAAAAAAAATTATGTATGTCATTATACAATGCAAATATCCCGAGTTTTAAAGGTTTCGTAAGAAAATCTTTTTTTACCAAAAATGAAAGCGATTACAACGATTTTTACAATGTTTATGTTTTTGCAATACAATCAATTTCAGGAAAAATTCTAACTTTCCACGTGATGACAGATGACGGTATGGTTAGAAGTAGGATACCACTTTCTGAGGTTTATACAAAAATTCCTACAAATGATATTCCTTTCAATTTTAAACAACTTTGGGATTGTTTTAGTGAGAATGTCTCGATAATAGATTACGATTTTTTAGCCTATCACAGGGCTCAAATAGTTCTGAGAGATGGAAACAAAGTTTGGGGAACATATATTTTTACTGTTGATTGGTATAACAATCCCTACAGTGATGAACCTTCAGATTACAAATGTGGTCATGTATTTGAATCCGACGAAGGATATCTTCTTTGTATGCCAAACAACAGGATATTTTGGAAGGATTCCAACTGGGTAACCAAGAAATTACCTGAAGATTTGAAACAATTCAAAGTTGATACTGACTTACCTTCGGTGGAAAATCTATCAGATAGATGGGTGACTGAAGATGGTGATTCTTTTTACTATACTATAGAAGAACTAAAAGATTAAAAATATCTAATTTTAGCACCCTTCATAAACTTATTATAGTTTGGACCCTTTGTAATAATTTGGTTTCTACCAACCCTTTTGAAATCAATAATACCCGCACCAGTTATGGCTTGAAAAAAAGTTGATAGATATCCCCTTGGAACAATTTTACTACCAGTTGAGGTGGATATAAAATCATTATCCTGTTTTTGAAGAATATTTGTCCCCAAAAAAAAGTCTACTTTGTCGGTTTTTTTTCCTGAATCCAACCAATCAGTAAGTTTTTTGATTAGACCTCTATCTCGGAATTTAAAAGAATATCCCTTATTTTCTGTTGGAACCAAAATTTCATTTTGACCAATTAAATTATTCAAAAAGTTTTGATTGCTTCGCACTGTGTAAAATATTCGGTCAAAAAGTTTTCGGAAAAATACTCTTTTTAACTCCTCAGAGGACTGCCCTATTACATTGTTCAACATAACAAATTCTTTACCCCCCAATTCAATCATATCAACCTTTGGTTCAGTAACAACAATATTAAAATTACAAACAGACCGGGAACATTTCAGATTTATATCCAAAATGTAGTCTCCAATTATTTTTTCATTTCCGTCCTTATTTTGTAAGACTATACATTTAACTTTGGCAGTTGAAGGTTCAATGGTATCTTTGACATTAAAATTAATAATTAAATCGATTGCAGGTTTTCCTGATAACAATTGTTTTTCAAAACTGACGCCATAATTTTTTGTAAAAATTTCAGATAAAAAAGGGCTTACTCGTTCAAATTTTTCAAAATCAGAATCTATACTTACAAGAGCATCGCCATAGGCAGAGGTTAAAAGTTCAATTTCATTTTCACCCATTTCTCGGTCTGTAGCATCGTACCAATTATCAATACCATCATTGTCCCTGTAAAGTGCAACTTTGTAGAACTTATTTGATGAATCAACACCCTTAGTAATAAAATAATATAGTGAACCAGTTTCGTTGTAATTATCAAAATGAGTTGAAGTTGATTTAGATGATGTACACCATCTTGTTCCTGCGCCATAAACACAAGACGCTTCGTATGTCTTTGGTCTTACGACTAAAACCCTTTCGTTTTCATATATCTTTTCAACTTCTTTTTCACCCTTTTTTTTATTGAATTTTTCGCGAATTTCGTCAGTTTCTTTTAAAAAATAGAATAAATCATTATCGGCATATTTTTTAAATTCTTGGTACTTATATTTTTTATTATGTATATCGAAAAATTTGAGAGCCTCCACAAAACGGTCAATTTCATCCCTTTTTTCGATTATGTACCTTTTGGCAATTTCAAAACTTAAAGGTTGTATATCTTCCTGAGATATGTTCCAATCGCGATAATAATTTCTTAAAATATCATCCAAATACTTAAAATTGGTATCAATAATAAATAAATCGGTTATTAGATAATCATAAATTGAACCTAAAGCACCACCACTCAAGTACTCTTTTACCAACTTTTTTTCTGCGAGTATTGGTATAATGTATTTTGATAAAATTTCTTCTTTTCTCCCTTCGCTCAGTATCATCTTATACCAAATTTGTACCTGTAATTTTTTCGATTTTTTCAGCCGAGGATGAAATCAATTTATTATTAGAGTTTTTTCTATCTTGTAAACCAATTTTCATTAATTTTTCGGTGTCAGTAACTCCTTTTTCTACTTGCGAATTAATACTCTTAGCAAATTGATTAAACCACCCCGGTCCATTCCATGTTGCATAGATAAAATGGGTAAGTAAACCTTCATCACTTTGAACGATTTTTTTAGCCTCAGAAGTCAAATATCTATCAGCAAATTTGTTAAAATTGTTTTTAATCATCCGAGAGGCCAAATTCTTCAAAGGACCTTCTAAATTACCCCCCTTGTGAAGCCAAGGCCATTTTTTCGATGCATTAGCGGCATCAATCAATCCCCAAAATTGTCTACCCTCTGAGGAAGTGTTAATTTCCGCCCCGTGTTTTCTGTCGATACCAAACATAGTTTCACCTGAATCTCCCATAGAACGACTACCTTTGGGGAATCCTCTACCACCTTTGACCATTATAGGATGGAAATACCCACCTTCGATTTCATCAATGAGTTGTCCTGCAATTTTTTCAAAGGAACCAATATTGTCCTCTAATTTTTTTGGTTTTTTTTCATCCTCGTCATCGTCTCCAAAAAATATACTTTTTAGTCCTGAAGACATGTAATCATATAATGCATCACCCCAAGACTGATTCTGTTCTTGTAGGTTCATTAATTTTTTTTGTCGGAGGATTTCCTCTCTTAATACTTTTTTCATAAGATATTATCATATAAATATCTTTTAGACTCTAAACAAACACTTCAGGAATTTCTTCCCAAGAAGTTGTATAATGTTGAGTTTTAAAATCTTGTCTCATTTCCCATTTATTTGTTAATGAAACAGGTGGTTGAACGATTTTAATATCTTCGGTAAATAAAGTTGTTTGTGTTTGAGTATCAGGAATTAGATTATGAAAAATTACCCCACACTTTTTATACTTTTTACCACTTTCAAATAAGTTTTGAAGATGTGGGAATATTTGGCTCCAAATTTCATCAACATCTTTTGTTTGTTGTTGAAGATATAGTTGTTTACTCGAGGAATGTTTTTGACCCTTGTGTATGTTACCACTCACAAAAATGGTTACTCGATTTGTTTCCGCGCCACTTTCATCCATTTTTCTCACACCATTTTTAATGTAAGTGTACATAGCTTGTGAGATGTCATCAAGTTGGTCAACATCTTGCCCAAATGAACGAGCTGAGGCAATATTTCTTTTGAATTTAGGTATGGGTTTCACGGGATGACAATACATCCCTAGTATTTCTACTTTTGCTCTAAGCCCATTCACATTAGTCATTTTTTTTACTATGGTATCAGACAACATCACAAATTGACCTATCGATTCAACACCACCCTCTTTGAATTTCTTTGACCATTTTCTACCTATTCCCCAAATTTCATCAATAGGTATTTCGTACAAGTCATTCCTAAAGTTTTTGAATTCCCAATAACTACAAATCCCTTTATAGGAAGGTTGTTTTTTGGCAATATGAGAAGTTAACTTCGCCAAAGTTTTGTTGGGACCTACGCCAATAGATACCGGTATACCTACTCGTTGTTTGACCTCATATTGAATTAGTTCCAAAGTTGGTATTAATTCTTTATCGGGGATATTTGAGAAATCAACAAAAGCCTCATCTATGGAATAAACTTCAACCTGTTTAGAATACTCTTTAATGACCGCCATCACTCGGTCTGACATATCACCATAAAGATTGTAATTTGATGAGTAAACACAAAAACGATGTTCTTCCATGAAGTCTCTTCTTTGGAAAAAAGGTTCCCCCATTTTAATACCCAAATCTTTAGCTTCTTGACTTCGAGCAATTACACACCCATCGTTGTTTGAAAGTACAACTGTTGGTCTCCCAATTGAAATTGGATTAAATACCCTTTCACAACTTACATAGAAATTGTTCGCATCAATAATGCCAATCTTTCGGTCCATTTATTTTATTTTGATGTAATTCAATTTTTATTGTTAGATTTTTTCACATTGTGATTAATCTCAAGTAATAAAAATATAACAATAATTCCAATAATAATCATCTCATTTTTTCTTTAAGACCCACGAAACTTTACCCCATAAATTGGTTTGACCTTCGTATGGTCTGATTTTAAAACATAGTTTATCTGTTAACACAACAAGGTCCCCGTCTTGGGGTGAAAGTGACCTATCAATAACCAATACATCGTTGGTTTCAACACCAAGAGTTTTGGGTCCTTTATACCTAAAATAAAATGTGGAATACACATCCCCAACAATTAAATCATTGAGGTCTAATCTTTTATCCACATAGCTCTCTGCGGGTGAAGCAAACCCAGTTGTCTGAGATTTTATCTTAAGTGTTGTGTCCGCAAAATTCATACTTCAAAGATACAAAAAACATATTATAGAAACAAATATAGAACTATTTATATTTGTAGAAAATTATGGATAGTGGCCGACAAAAACATAATTATGAAAAAATCAGTACAAAAGATTTTGTCAAATCTTTTAAAAAAAAGTCCTGCGTTTAAAGATATCGATTCAATTTCACTAAATTTTATTTTCAGCTCACCGGTTAAAACCGCAATGTGTGATTGGGTTTACGGTGTTGACATTAAAACGAAAACACCTGAAGTCAACCAAGGTGAGATATCTTATGTTATTACACAAACCATAACTAAAACAATGTCTCTACTTAGCAAAGATACATTGTGTGCTACAGATATTAAGTTCGAATCAGCTTATTGACCGTTGTTAAGGCTTGACCAATCACTTGATGCATGTCATAGTACATATAAGTCCCAAGTCTACCACCAAAGATGTATTTTAAAGAAGTTTCACCGAGTTCTTTATACTTCCTATACATTTCTGAATTAATCTCATCTCGTATGGGATAATAGGGTTCGTTATCACCCGTATAATCACATGGAAACTCCTTACTTACATAAGTTCTTTTTTGATTTTGATTGTCAAAATACTTGTGTTCGATAATCCGTGTATAAGGAGTTTCATCATCAGTGTAATTAACCACAGGATGTCCTTGAAAACTTTCAGTATGCATGTAGGTATTTTCCCACTCAAGACTTCTATATTCCAATTTACCAAATTCATAGTCAAAGAACTCATCAATAGGTCCTGTGTAGATAATCTTATCCGATATGGATTCATAGTAATCTCTTTTTTCAAAGAAATTCGTGCCTAAGTGAACTTCAATACCACTGAGAAGTTTTTCGAAGATTTGTGTGTAACCACCAACTGGTATACCTTGGTATTTGTCATTAAAATAATTGTTATCCCAAGTGAATCTAACGGGTAATCTTTTGATAATTGATGCTGGTAGTTCTGTGCACTTTTTACCCCATTGTTTTTCAGTATACCCTTTGATAAGTTTAAAATAGATGTCATCACCAACCATTGAACGAGCTTGTTCTTCCAAGTTAGTGATGGCACCTTTATATTTTTGACTCTCAATTTTTGCTTTAGCTTCCTCAGGAGTTTTTACTCCCCACAATTGATGGAATGTCCACATATTGAATGGGAGAGAATATAACTCATCGTTATAATTTGCTATAGGTGAATTGACAAATTGTCGGAATTCCGCAAATTGATTCACCCATTCCCATATGTCTTTATCCGAGGTATGAAAAATGTGAGCTCCATATCTGTGAATATGAATTCCATCCAAGTTTTCGGTGTAGCAGTTTCCTCCAATGGTTAAACGCTTGTCTATTACCAAACACTTGAACTTTTTTGATAGTTCATATGCACAAGTGGCCCCGAATAAACCGGAGCCCACAATTATGTAATCGTATTTTTTATGTAAAGGAGAAAGTAACACCTTCGTTTTTGATTATAGGTTCAGTCAACTTACGAGTTAGTCTATCTTTCCATTCATTTAACTCTTTTTTACCTGTGTCTAAGTAACATCGGTCTTCAATCAAAAAACAATATGTTGGAAAAGGATTTTTTCTTTCAGGATTCATCATTTGATTTACCAAATCAAGAGCCTCTTGAGTTCGATTATTATCCTCTAAGAAGAAAGCGTGGTACATAAGGTGTTCATTTCTACCAGGTGCGAATTGTTCCGCTTGATTCCATGATTTTTCGGCTTCTTCATGTTCACCTCGGAATGAGTATGCCGAACCCATCAACAAAAATGTTGTATATGACATCTCATCGATTCGTGCAGGTTTTCCTGTTTCCCAATAGTTGTGTGATACTCTTAGAAAATGATTAAAATAAAAAATTGCCCTTCGCGCATATTCATCAGAGTGGTCTTTACCGAACGGTAACTCGTTAGGATTACCATAACAATCTGAATAACTTTTACCCACATACCACAAATGGTAATGGTCTTCTAATACGGTGTTACCAACGACTTTATCGATTTCTAATTCGAGAGCATCTCGTAGAAATTTACGAGGAGCCGCCCATGTTTGTCCATCGTTGGTCACAATGTGACGGAAACTTTCAGGTAGAACTCTTCTTTCGAAATCTTCACCAACTTCGGGTAAGTGAATTGTTTCGTGTCGTTTATCATGTTGAAAGAACCAAGGACGATTGGCATTCCACAACCATGTGCGGTAGTATCTTGTATTAAAACTTCTAACAATAATATTCCAAGAGTCCACTTCCATATTTTCTAATAAAGTCCAATCGAAATCTTCATCGATTTCAAGTCTTTCATCAGCATCCATTCGAATAATCCAATCACAACCATGGTCAGTCTTTAAACAAGTTTGAAGTGCATGGTCTCTGTTCCAACCAGGAAATTGCCATTCGATTTCATAAAGAAATCCTGGTATATTTTTTTCTTTAAAGAAATTTCTGATAATTTCTTGTGTTCCATCAGTTGAACCATTATCCTGTATTACCCAATAATCAACATGTTGATATACTGAGTCTAACATTCGAGTGATGGTACGCGCCTCATTGGCGACCATAGCATTTAATACAATTTTAGTTTTTTTATTCATAGATATAATTCATTATTTGTTCTTCTTCGAAGTATTTTCTTATGGGCACACTATTTTGGAATTTCTGAGAGTGCCCAGCCTCTTCATCCCAATTCCAATCATGAAATCCTAATTCCTTAATTCTTTCATGAATCCTTTTATCGTAATGGTCTCGAATTAGTCGGGCTCTACGATTAATGTCTTGAGAGTTGTTATCTACAGTACTGTTTCTATTGTTTTTCTGTAGGTAAAGAACTTTCTTGACATGAATCATTCGGGTATAAAGGAATGTTTTAATAGAAATTTCTAAGTCATCGGCAACAGGTATCGCCTTATTATGACCACCAATTTGGTGGTAAACTTCCCTTTTCCACATTTTCACATGGTTTGGCATTGATATATTAAAACGAATACTCAATGGGTTAACATCAGGGTAGTGGTGTGCCAGTATTTTTTCACCGTCAACTTCAACCCATGTGTGTCCCGCATAACCAAAATCAAAATAATTGTCCTCTCTTGCGTACCAATTACCTGACCAATCATGGTCATAATACTTCATTTCACCGTCTTCGTAAGACTCAGAACAATCACTATACAAGAACCCTGCATCTGAAAATTTATTTATTGCCTCATTTGAAATCTCCAACGCATTGGAAACCAAATGGTCGTCGTGGTCAAGTTCAACTAACCAATCACCATCACACATCATAGCCGCTCGGTGTTTTGCCAATCCAACATTTCCACCAGTCAATGGGTATAATCTGAAAGGTTTGACTCGGTAATCTTTTGCCGCAATATCTTGTATTAATCTCCATGTCACATCATCGGGTGAATCATCTAAAACAATCCACTCCCAATTAGTATTTGTCTGATTCTTCAAGGATTCGTAAGCCCTGACGATTCTTTCATTGGTTTTGTAAGTTGGAGTGAAAATAGAAAATCTTGGTCTCGGAAACTCGCAATGTCTAAAAACACTTTGACAAACGATGATATTTGCAATGACCAAGTCAGGTAACATTTCATCCGCATGAACATGAATTTTTTTCAAATGAAAATGAGGAATTTCAATTTCTTCGCCAATTGATAATATTATATCAGGTCTATATCGCGTATAATCTTCCACCACTTTTCCTGTGTATGGTAATGAATATAAGTTTACTTCATCGTGGAGATATTCTTCCCAATAGATATCAGAAAAAAGAATTGTGTCCCCCAATTTATGCCAACCATAAACTATAGCAGATGGTTTTTTTGTGTTCATAGTAAAAATATAGTTATTTAAACTTTTTTGTCAATTTATACTCTTCGACATGCCCCGTCACATGTTTGTCCTGCCCCTTCGACATAACCAATTCTCATATCAATTGGAGTACTTCTTTTATATGAGGTTTCTCTACCACAAATAACACAAACATCAAATTCGTTTTGTTGGTTTAACACACATTGCATGTGTTCTGTACCCACTAAATGTTCCGAAGACAATCTGTATGTATTTTCACCACAAATTGAACAAGTTTGCATCATTGATTCCGCGTTGATAATAGATTTTACTAATCCGTCTTCACCGATTACCAAACCCACATGTTCATCAAAGTTTTGATTAATGTCTTTTTCATAAAGTTCCCAATATCTTTGTCTAACCAACTTACCCAATTCGTAATCATTAGGGTTGGATAGAATTTCTTGTTTTGTAACTCTTACATCCATTTTTTTATTTAAATGTAAAAATCAAGCTACAAAAGTGAAACATTACATGAATTTATTTTACTTATATTTATAGATTATTCATTATGACTAACGAAAAACTTTATATCATAGCCAAAAAATTAGTTTCTTTTTTTCCCTCAGGGGAAAATATGGAAACTTTTTTAGAACGATTCAAGTATTTGTATACTAAACAAAATGAGTTTTTCTCTCTTTTTGATGAAGAAAGTATTTTCAAATTATTTGTTTTCATTTATCAGTTGACTCAAGTAGATTCAAATTTGGATTTAAACTATCTTATTTTAAAAACCGAAGAAACTAAAATAGTTTTAACCTTTTACACCTCTTACACCGATGTTTTTGATACTTGCTCTGCATGTGGTGGTGACGGCGAAGTAAACTGTGATTATTGTGATGGTATTGGTGAATATGAATGTTCTGAATGTGATGGTACTGGAGAAATCGATGGTGAACCGTGTTCAACTTGTCAAGGGGGTGGAGAAGTTGGATGTGATTATTGTGGTGGGGATGGTTCTATTAGTTGTGATACTTGTGATGAAAATGGTGAAGAAGAAGATTGGCAAGAAAAAAGTATTGAAGTATATTTCGAAATATCAGATGATGCTCAAGTTAATTCAGAATTGAACGATTATGAAGGTACTACAACTCCACTTTCTAACGTATTTGAAAACCGATTGAAAGTGTTGAAGGAGTATGATGTAACAGTAAGGACTGAAACTTTTCTTCAGTTTGAAAGTGATGAAAAGTTTGTTAAGCAAATTTTTAACCGACCAAAAAATAAAGGGATGATTTTACAAGGGATAATTTCATATTCGGAGTTTCCCACCCCTCTTTATTTTTCAAATATGTAATAAAAAAGGTCAGAGTTAACTGACCTTTCTTGGGTCCAACAGGTTGTTGGACGCTCCACCACCTAACAGAGAGGTTAGGACTCTTTGATTACCTCGGCTTCCATTCGAGATTTGAAATGTTCAGACAAAGAATTTCCTTTCTTTTCTCCAACATGTTTAGTTATAATAATACATTCACAGAGAATTTTGTGAGGTATATTGAGAAGAAAATCGTCACCATTGAAAAAATTCAGGTCGGTTTTCAATTCAAGTGGTCCATGAATACCCATAAGAAACAATTTAAACTGACCAGACTTATCGAAAGTCTGATGAACTAATTTACCCAACTTCGGGTGTTTGATGATAATGGTGTTGTGTTTCATGTTTATCGAATTACAACACAAATATAAAAAATAAATTTTAAACTACCAAATTTTATTCTTCTAAGTCCATAATAAATCGTAAGGTTTTCTCCCCTCTATCAAGGAAATAAAAATCACGACCCTCCACATCTAAAAAAGAAACTATTTGCAGGACGATTTTTTTCTTTTCAGAGTTTAGTTCTTCAATTTGCACCACCATTTGAGGTCTTGAATTACCCTTTATCTTTCTGATTATAAATCTCGGATGAAAACCATCTTCAGGTTTTATCTCCTTGAATTTTGTCCCTTGAAAAAAATACTTAGTTAGTATCAGGGGACTTGATAAATCGATAAGTTTATCGAATATCCTTATATCAGGTATTCGAGGTTTACCATCTCGTTGTTCATATACATGTGGGGCTGTCCACCACTCAACTAAGTATTCACCCTCTCTGTAATAATCATAAGGTTCTGAGCCAGGTCCCATTTCTTCGACAAGAAAAATTGTTTCTTTAAGAACACTTAAAAGTTTCATATTTTTATAAATACCCCTTTAAATAAAAAACCCCCAACCTTTCGGAAGGGGGTTTGGCTAATGCTCTGAGACTACGAGCTTAGGTGGTCAGTCTTTGGTGGGATTATGGTTTCCCCACTCGGTCCACAACAGTTGCCTGTCGTAACCAACCAATGTCGGTAATTTGAGTCTACCACTCTTTTCGTTGACACCAACTCAACTGATACTCCTATCTCTTCAACCTTGCGAGCTGACTGAGGGATGGCCGTCCCACGAGTAGTTTCTCAATCAACACCGATGGACTTGCGGTCCTATCCGTGCCTTCATTGGTCCGATGACCTGAAGGATTAGACACCTTTCAGTACCAACGCCCGAAGACTTTTGCTTGTATCATTGAATATCATTCACATTGATATGTAGCTTTGTAGAAGAATGAAAGATGTGCTTCGGGAGAAGGTCCATTCCTTTTGAGAACGAAATGCTTCACACCTCTCTGTCAACCCGCCAGTTGACGGTCAATCAGGACTACGGTGGGTTTAAACCCGTGGTAACCCCTCAGACTGGTACTCAGCTTTACAACACCCAGCGGGATGTCTCAAACCGTCACCTGTACCTTTTCCTGTTGATGTCTCCATCGCAACCCCGATTCTCTACAAAATCGGGATGATGTCTCCCCCTCAGCACTTGCCGTCAGGGTTTTCACCGTAGGTACTTTGTTTAGTTGTCAGGTCATCGACCTGCGAGACTACTAAGGTCGCTAAACCTTCTCATCCCTTTTAGTCCCATCGCTGGGGTTATCTAAAGACGCTAAACCGCCTATTTTGTAATTCAAAGAACTCGTCAGATTTACCTGACTTGTTGTTAAAGTATAATAAGATTTTTTAATCTTGTCAAGTACCTTATGAAACTTTTTTTAGTGGCGGGAGAAGGATTTGAACCTTCGACCTTAAGGTTATGAGCCTTGCAAGCTAACCAACTGCTCTATCCCGCAATATTTTAAAGACCGACACCCGAAAAAAATCCCACAACTACTATGTTCTCTCGAACACTCATTGTGGGATGTGAAAGGGACCGAAGTCCTTCTTCCGAGTGTTCTACAAAGATAAAACAAATTTAGGATTTGTCAAATGACCTGTAGAACTTTTTGTGGGGTGTGTCAACCTCTCGGTTGAGATAATAAATATATCTTTTGTTTTGAAAAGTTAAACTTTATTTAAAATTGCCATTAATAATTTTTTGAAAAAATCACCAGTGTTCATTTCCATAATGTCTTCATAAGTAAAATACCCACAGTCACTGTGTTCTTCACCATCTTTAGCATTTTCTAAATCGGGATACAAATACGGATTAGATTGTAAAAGATAAACATACATCCACCCTTTTACAAACCTACCATCTCTTGAAGTACGAGGAACCAAACCAACAAAGGTTAAGTCATCTGAGGAAATAATGATATCAGTTTCCTCATGGAATTCTCTAACAGCAGCTTCTTTTGTGGTTTCACCTTTCTCAACACTACCCGCAGGGACGGACCATACACCCGGCAAAGTTGCTTTGGTAGACCTTTTACAAAGTAAAACTTCGTCATTAACTTTTACAACAACACCAACATAAATCTTCTCTTTCATATTTATAATTACTATGAGGTTAAAAATAGGGGATAATATCTTTAATGTAAAAGTTGTTACAAGTAATTTTGACAAAGCTCAAGGAATGATGAACAGAACTTTCACTGATGAGTTCAACGGAATGTTATTTGTTATGGATGAAGACACCAGTTGTTTTTGGATGAAGAACTGTATAATCCCCTTAGACATAATCTTTATTGAAGGAACAACGATAACTAAAGTACATCACAATTGCCAGCCTTGTAAGGATGAAGATTGTGATAGTTATTGCGGTAGAGGAAGATTAGTTCTTGAAATTCAAGGTGGTTCCGCAAATGAGCTTGACATAAAAAAAGGGGACCAAGTAAAACTTTTACTTTAGTCCCCATTTAATTTTAATTGGTTTTTATCAGAACAAACCAAGTTTGGATAACCATCTTTCGAAAAAGTTACCTCTGATACCTAACTCAACCATTTTTTCATAAACACTCGGTCCAGGAATTCCATCCACATCGAGTTTCTCCATTTTTTGGAATTTCTTAAGTGCCTCAACCGTTGAAGGTCCCCACCTTTCATCAACAACTATTTTTGTTGGTATTTTTTTCATCTTAAAATATTCATTCAAAGCATTTTGAATTTCACGAACATCTCCCGATGATAGTTGATAACTTGAAAGTTGTTCATTGACCTTATTTTTTAAGTCTTTGACTTTCATTTCTACAACCACTTCTTGTTCTTTAATCACATTGTCGATAATACGAGATAGTGCCTTTTCGGTGATACGGATATTTTTTTTCATTCTAAAGTGAATAAGTATTTTCCTCTGTTTATTAACGCAACCATCTCATCTCTTAGGTTTAACAAATCTGTGTCAAGGGTTGGGTCATAGATTTCATCAAAAGACAATAGGAAGTTTACCGAGTCATCAACAAACTCTTGTAAAGACATCTGTGATAAATCTTCAATCTCTAAACTCAAACCTCCAAGATATTCGGGTCTTCCGTGTTTTCCCATACATACTTCAGCAAATTCATCAACTAAATTAACAAGTGCTTCGTATATCTTACCATAAGCCTTGTGTTTTGCATAGGAGAATGTCTGCCAATGCATAAATCTAAATTGCATTTGAATTTGGACTAACTTGGCTATAACTTCACTGTTCATAAAAATTCTTTTATTATAAATACCTGAGATAAGAAAAAACCCCCACTTTTGGTGAGGGTCTTTCTTTATTCTGATTGAGTCGAGAGTTTCTGAGCCTCTTGAATCATTAGGTCGGTACTGCCGTTGTATTTACAAGGGCAAGTAGGACGACCATGTTCCTTAAGAATTTGTTTTGCTTGTTCGAGTGTCATGTTTATAAATATTACAAAAATATAGACAATAAAAATAATTTGAAAATATAAATCAGTTTATTCCTTGTTGCAAATATAAAACCAAACCAAATCATTGTATTCGACCGCCAAAGTAATCAGAGCAGCATATCTTTCATCAAAGTGCATGGCAACATAACAACTCTTACCATCAGAATCTTTACACAACCATCTTGATGTTCCAACAGACGCATCGACAGCGTTAACCACATGGTAATTCTGAGTTGTTTTACTATAAATAACAACCTTAGTTTGGTGAAGTTCAACCAAGATGTTGACCTCCTTACTGTCAATAATCCACTCTGTGACTGGACTGTTTTCATCTTGTCTTACACCCATTGAAGCGTTTTGTGCTCTGAGGTAAGTAATCTTAGTTTCCTGAGAAAATAAACTTGTGAAGGACACAAGCAAAAATAAAAGTAATAGTTTTTTCATTATCAAATAAATAGATAATTGAAACCTAATAAAAAAACCCCACTCTTTCAAGGGGGGTCAAATTATTTTTTAAGCGGTCTAAGTTGTCTACTTTAAATTAATTTAATTTCAAACCTGTTTTTCATTTGTTCTAACTTTTCTTCAGGTACTCCATGTTCGTTGACACCACCATGGCGGTTTTCCACAATCAAGGAATGAACACGATACCCATATTTTTCAGCCAACTTGTGGTAATATTCCATTTCCCACTCTTGGGTGAAAGTGTTTGATACAACAACAGGTGAATGTTCGTAATTAAACAAAAGCTCAACTTCGTTTTGACACCACATGTGTGCAAGTTTGATTTCAGATGGGTTGAACTTATAGTTCCCTTCCCTATCAACAAAATACATGTCAGTTTCTTTGTGACAATAGTCTTTGTTCCCCACAATCATTTTAGCAATTGTTGATTTACCCGAGTTTGGTAATCCTCTCAAGAGATATAGTTCTTTCATTTTACAGTCGTTTTTCGTGGTGGTCTTTTGGTAGGGTCAATTTTCTGTGAAGACGGTCCTTCATAATGTTACGGATTTCCTCAAAAGAAATTGGGTAAAGGTCATTTCCGTCCACACCAACATCCATTGCTCGTCCTTCGTTGATACGAAGGTTAGGTGGAAGGTGAACATGACCATGAAGGTGAGCAACACCGTCATTCATACCATCCCAAGATGCAATCGGATAGTGCATACACACCATAGAATATTTCAGAACCTCTTTACCGATTGGTTTGCGAATATCCAAGTGAAGGTAGTCCTGACAAGATGAAAAAATATCTTGGATATCTCCTTTGTTTCGACGGATGTGATGGTCGTGGTTTCCGAAGGTCAGGTGAATGTTCTTACAAAGAATCCGACTACGAAACTCAGCGATGGATTCAAAACCGCCAAACGACCAGTCACCCAAGTGAATCAAAATATCGTCCTCACCTACCATCTCATTGATTCGGTTTACCAAAGTATCGTTCATGTGGTTTAAGGACTTATAATCACGGGTCAGGTTTTCAGCACCCACCCAATTGGTAGTAGCACGACAAATGTTTCCGTGGTTATAGTGAGTGTCTGATGTGAAAAACAGACCTTGCCCTTTTTCCAATACAATTTTCATAAGACAAAGATATAAAATATTTTACAACTTACGAAACTCAGGTTTGATTAATTTCCAAATGATTGGTTCTACATCCTTACCACCCAACATGGCAAATAAGATTGCTGGATGTTTAAACATTCGTGCACTTAGTGCAAAAAACTTTCGTATCCCCAATCCTTTTATTGAATCAAAGTGGTTTTGGTATTCCTCCTCAAGTTGGTTGAACTGAATAATCAATTCTTTCTCATACTCTTTGATTTTGCGGTAGAATTCATCAGGAACATGAGTTAAAATACTATCCATACTACCACCCGATGACAATACCTCCCAAACCGCAGTGGTTGAAAGATTGGTCATGACCTTGTGGAGACGAACATATTCTTCAAACTTGATTTTCATCCTGAAGTTACCAGGTTGGAATCTAAGGACAAAACCTTCTTTATTGGTCTCGTTCTTTTCTTTCAACGACTTGTATAACTCATCAGAGAAATTGAAATGTTGTTCGGTTTTAACCAAATCATCTTCTTCAACACCGTTAGCATGTAGAACCATCTTTGCGGTAGTCCAGTGTAGTTCGGTGTCGTCCGTTGGTTCCCATTTCCAACTCTCATTCAAAACCACGGATAAGAACACAATTTTTTCTTCATCGTATCGAACAACAATTCGATTCGCTTCATAAATTATCTCCACTAAGTAGGCATATTCTTTTGACCATGAAGCCAAAAAATACTTTGATTTAACAATCTCAAGACCTTTGATTGCTTGTTCAGAAGCAAATGAACCACGGGTTGCCATAATCCATTGGTCTTCGTAGTTGAACAAAATACCCAAAGACCCATCCATCTTTTCTTGGATGTAAACATAATCGCCCTTGGAAGGGATTACTTCCTTACCAATAACCTCCTCGTAGTTAAAGAATTTTTTAAAGGGGCGAACCAATATTTTACCAGTGGTATTCTCAGTTATAAGACCTCTACATTGCACCGTAACCTCGTCCCACAACCCTTCGTACTGAACTTTCTCGGTGTAGTTCCATATAGTCAATGGAAGGGTGGGATGAGTTTGTTTGTACAACAACCCATCTTCATAATAACGATTAAGCGTCTCAATAGTCATTTAACAAACATAATCAATTTAAACTATTTGGAATATACAAAATCGTCGGATTTTTTTTCTGAACATCTACCTCAGGATAACGCTCTTTAAACTTTTGTAGATTAAAGGGTGAGGCAATAATATGAAACCCAACCCTAGTTGGGATGAAAGTCATCTCAACTTCTTTACCAGTTTCACTTTGCAGTTCACTAATATACCGACGCATTTCTTTATAAAAAGGTGCATGAGCAAAACCATCAATTGATATTCCATCGATATCGATAACCCATCGCTTTTCCAAAGTTTTCAATTGACCCACAACAGAATCAAATAAATGTTGCTGGCGATGCTGACCGTTACGAATACGCTCAGCCAAAGCAACTAACATGTTCAACGACACATCGTGGTGACTTTGCTTTTGAACATGAATGTATGCCCTGGCTTTGAACATCTCACAAAGTTCTTTAATCTCTTCATACCTCTTTTCGAGATACTCAACACTTTCAATACAGTAGGTCTTTATCGTTCTAACTGATTGATGATTTGACTTATCAGTGGTTTGGTCTTTCTTACGCTTCAAAACATAAAGCATGTAAAAGTCCCCCTCCTTTTCGAAGTTAAGCAGAGACTTGATTTGATGTAGGTTGTCAATCATATAAACAAAGATACTAAAAAGTTTCGAAATAAAAAAACCCCCACCTTTACAGATAGAGGTCTCTCATGAAATTAAAAACTCAACTTATTCGATTTCGCTAATGTGGGTTAATTCTTTGGGACATTCCACCGACTGTAAAAGCCCGATGTAAAGGGGGATGTACTTCCGATTGATATAGTCAGCCCGTGATACGGCAAGTTGTAGGTTGTTTTCCACCACAGCTTGAACAAAACTACCACCGGGGTATCCTATGTTCCATTTGGTACAAAGTATACTTTCTGCGATGTTTAAAATGTGTTGGTATTCATCATCCGTGGGTGTGAATCCGTGGGTGAGGAACATTTCCCGAGCACAGTAGTCTTCAACCAACTGTCGAACTGTTTCGATTTGTTGAGTTTTGGTCATGTTTTTAGTTTTTATTAATCAACAAGACAAACCTACAACAAAATTTCTATTCCGCCAAATCTTTTTCAAAATTAATTTTTTGTTGTTTTTTCTCATCAATAAACCCCTGAACTCTCTTTCGAGCAACTTCGGTGTAGTTGGGTGACAATTCAATTCCAATCCAACGACGGTCTAATACTTCTGCGGCGACCAAACTAGTTCCACTACCAGCAAATGGGTCCAATACAACATCATTCTTGTAAGTCAGAATTTTAATTGCTTTGGTTGGGATGTCCATTGAGAAAGTAGCTTTGGTCATACTCTTGGTATCGGCAAAATAATTCCACTGTCCAAATACCAAGTCAATGAATTCTCTTTTTTGGTCTTCAGTATAAACCTTTTTTTGTTTGGTAACACCATTCTCATCTTCAACATCAATCCATTCGTTTGTCCATTGAGGTTTACCCTTAATTTTTTTAATGTGTTCTTTCTTGTAAGCTAAGATAACACACTCTTTCGGGTTGTAGATGTAAGGTGAACTTGGGCTCATCCAACTTCCCCATGCGGTGGTACGGCTACGGTGTGGTGACTCTTCTTCCAAATCAACGATTCCGAAGAATTTGTATCCGATTTGTTTCATAATCTGCCAAATTTCACTAACCATAAAAATTCTTCCACCCTTATTTTGCCGATTAATTTCATAAGGAATATTCAAAGCAATCCTTCCATCATCTTTTAAAACACGGAAAGCTTCAGTCATCCACTTTTTTGTGAATTCAAAATATTCTTCGGGTGTCATATCATCATCATGTACATCGTATTCAATACCAACCCCATATGGACAACTTGTAACAATCAAATCAACACAGGATTCAGGAAGGGTTTTCATTTCTTCAATACAATCTCCATTAATTATTGTACCGATAGTGTTTTCTAAATTTCTCATAGTTTTGTTTTTTTCTTTCTAAACATATTTTACAATCTGAGTAAATGTAATTATAAAAATTTACATTATCCAATTTGTTTTGTATTTGTAATCTAATTTTATCATAAAGATTTATATTAATATTATTTCTCTTTAACTCTTCAACAACAAACTTTTGAAATTTTTCAGACGCTGAGACAATACTTGTGCAGTTTTTACTTTTTGTTGGATTGAAAGTGAATGACCCATCACCATCAAAATATCCTCTAATGAAATGTCTTTTGAGATTATTTTCAATGTTAGGGGAATCAATTGTAAATGTTTTTCGTGAGTGAATACCTTGTTTTTTTATTGAGTTTACCAATTTTTGTGAGTAAATTGCTAAGTGAACCATGTGAGACTTTGAAATCCCATCCTTGTATTTTACAGAATTATAACCCTCAACTATGAGATGATTTGATTTCAAATGTTCTCTAAAAAGTTCTAAATGTTCAACATCCTTATAAGACAATTTTAATTCGAGCGAACACCCTGAAGACCTCTCCCGAATATAACCATCCGCAAATAAAAAACCTAACCAGTATGCTTTCTCTTCGGAGTCAATTTTGTCAAAATAAGTTTCATCAACTTTATAACGCCGATTATCCAATTCAATACCATGATTTTTCAATATTCGTCTAATTGGCGAAATTGACACACCGAAAAATTGTGAAACTTTATGAATACTTCTAAACTCTCTGTATTTGGACAGAACTTCTTGTTCATTCAATAATAACTTCTCCACACTAATAAATATGACTAAAAATCTAAAAAATTGGATTTATTTCATTTTCTAAGTTCATTAATTAATCCAAATACAAAAACAAGTAATATCAGTGGCCAACCAAGGACCACCAATATTATTTCAGTAAATTCAACTTCTTGTTGAGTTACAATCATAACATAATGGAATAACATTCCAAATATCGAACCCCAAAGAAGATATAAAATCATCGATTAGATTCCAAAAGTTGAATTTTTCTCTCTAAATACCAAAGAGCCTTTTTCAAGTCTTGGATTTCTTTGTCAGTTCCTTTTTTACCCGCCCGAGCGATGTACTTAAAAGTATTACCGAGATGGAAATCCATCTCAAGGGCTTCAATGACTTTAATAACTTCATAAGTATTCGAGGCACCTCCGTAATGTTGAGGATGATTTACATATTCGTGGTTCGTGGTATGCTCAGACATTTTACTTCAGTTTTACTATAGGGCAATGATAGGTCTTCCATTCAGGATGCCAATAGAATCCTCCGTTTGCAGTTTGTTTATCTGGTCCGTCAATATGATTCAACTCAATAGTTTCGAAGTCAATTTGACAGATAGGTGACAAAATGTCATATTCTTCTTGAGACATATGTAATCCTTTCTCGTCACCACGAGGATTATTAAAGAATGAAAGGACACCCCCCTCTTTAAGCATGTTAGGTGTATTCTTCAAGAAGTCCCAAATCTGTTCATCCCAAGTGTCGATGTAGATACCATCAAACTTAGGTAAGTATTTAAGAAACCACTGCCAGTCTCCGTGTAGAATTTTTACATTGGATTTAAGGTGCCACCCGTCATCCATCATTTTAGTAAAGACATCTAAGTGGGGTTCAATAATCCAATGTTCGGTGTTGGGATATTTTTCAATTTCAGTGTCAATAATTCCCATTCCGAATCCTACATTGAGAACTCGTCCACCATTTTGGGTAATGACCTTTGCCGCTTGTTCCATAATTGGGCGTTCCCAATCCATCATTACCGCTTGTCCTGTTTCGTCCATTAACCTACCATCTTCAGTATAGGTTAGAGTTTGTTGGATATAGGGTTTACTCATTATTAGAAAAATAATTTAATCTTTATAGTAATTCAAAATAAAATTTGCCCAACTTGAGGGACTTCTTTAATCTGTTTCTAACAGAAAACAAAGGTTGTGTTGTAACGGATATTCCTCGACCGAAAAATCTTATCCAAGCAGTTCCTTTGGATAAAGAAAAAGCAAAGATAGGTAAACGAAAAATTCTTAGCGAAACCGCCCAATGGTGTCTGTTCATCACCCTATGTAGTTTTACGAACATAATACTCCTTTCCCATCGGACTTTCTTCGACCATATCATCCTCGATTAACTTTTTCATTACTCTGTTGGTCACATCGTATTCTTGTTTGAGAATGTAACGAGCGATGTAACTAATATGAACAGGCTGACTAAGTTTGCTCATTAGAGTCTTGAGGGTGATTTGGTCGATTTCCATTAGTCTTGTTTATTGGTTTTTTTCTTCTTCTTTGGTTTTTCTTCCACAACGGGAAGTATCTGAGTTCCACGGACTTCTTTTTTCCACTCTGACTTGGGCACGAACTCCCACACCCCTGTTGAAACCTTAAGGTCAGCTTCGAAGTCCTCCACACGGACAATATCCCCCACCTTATAGGTGTTGTTAAGTTTGGTTGATTTAATACACTTCATAAAAATTCTTATTTTATATCTTGCTTAAAGATATTAAACAATTCCACATCTGTCAAACCCATAATGTAACTTTCGTAAACTTTAAGGGTAAACTCATCATTAAAGAAAAGTGCATCGGCACTTCCAAAAAGTTTGGACACCGATTTTTCATTAAGATACTTGATGGTTTGTTCTTTGGTTATAATCCGTTTGTTAAAAGACATAAACAATATTACGAAATTAATTTGGAACTATCAAAGTGTTTAAAGTCTTTTAATGGTATACTTTGAGTAAGGTACCCCACAATCTTTCTCTTAATCATCGGAATAAGAGTTTCTTCCATCGGAAATTTATTGTTTGTTGTAATCTCAAACAACGGCAATTTTTCAATGTCTTCGACATTTTCCCACGATGACCTCTCCAAACAGATGTCAAATATTTTTAATCCTTGAGGGTCACCCTCCCAAATTAAATCCATAATCATTTTGGTTTCCCCTTTGGTGGTTCGGTTTTTTTCAAACCTGAATTCCCAAACTAAAACTTTTTTTAAATCCTTTATAGGGAAATAAACAAACCCCCGACCGCTATTGACAAACTTTTTGTTTTTCTTTAAAACAACATTGGTAGATTCGTAAACTATGTTCCAAATTGATTTACCAACATTGAAGACATCTAAAAGTTTGTTTCCCGAATACATAATCGTTTTTTCAATTTCGGCAAATTCATCCTCTGTTAGACCAGTAATTCTTTTGGGATATAGTTCCTTAAGAAGAATTTCATCATCAGGGGATTGGAACTTTTTATTAGTTAAAAGAAGTATTCTTTCCTTCATAAGGGACTGAAGGTTGGCTAAGTGTAAAGAGATTTCCACAAAGTCGGGGTAAATCTCAAAGTTATCGAAACTTTTTTCACACTTTTGAAGGTACCCTAACAAAGTATATTTGTTATATTCAAAGTCAATAGGCTGAGTGAACATCCACTCAGGGCTTAACTTAAAATGTTGGTTTTTTCCTCTTCCCATTTTTTAAAAAATAACAAACTAATCTTTTTAATCAACTCGGACAATATAATATGTTGTCCCCTCAACATTTTCTTCACCTATTTTACCATCATATGGAGAAATTGCCGTGTATCCATCATTTCGAATAATTTTACCAATTACATCACCTTGGTCAATAAAGTCAGATATGGCCAAATCATAATCTTCTATAAAGTCCAAAGGCGCTTCACGAACTTCTTCAACTTTTTTTTCAATTTCCTCCTCAATTTTTTCTTCGAGATAATCTCCCTGTGGGTCTGATTCAATTTCCTCTATTAATTCCAACATTTTTTCCATCTCAGATTCTAAAGTCTCAATCAAATCTTGAAATTCTTCTTTCCTTTTTCCAGTTTCTTTTTCCGCAATTTTTTTGAAAGTTTCAAGTCTCTCAGCCAAAATTTTAGATTTTTTCTGATAAACTTGATATTCTTTTTTTTGTTCATTGGACAAATCCTTAGCGTCATCATCCAAATAATTCTCAGGGGCCGAAGTAATCCAATCATTATAAAGGTCATATGCATAATCAACAACATCTCTCTCTGAAATACTACTCTCCAAAATCCAATCGGGTAATGAGTCGTAACCCTCTGAATCAAGAAAGTTCTCTAAGTTTTTTTTGGTAGCCTCATCGATATCATAATCATCACCCACAGCATAGGTCTGACCTAACTTTTCAATCAGATAAGATTTCATATAATATTCATAATCACCCTCAGGTTGTATATCATAAACATCAATATACTCATCATACTGAGACAACTCTTCATCAATCTGCTCAATTTGGGCAATGAGTTCAGGTGACGAAGTCTCTTCATATTGATTTTCCAACTCATCTTTACGATTCCTTAGTCTGTTCAAATTCTCTTGGATATCATCATCAATTTCATTTATCTCTCCCTCACTTACCAAATACTGATAAAGAGCATTGACCTGTCTTCCCTCTTCATCCAAACCAGGACCCAATTCCCATTTACCTGTTTTTCTTCTTTCCTCGGCTGCTGACATAATTTTAATCTTTATATTTGATAAATACTATAATAAAACCATATTTATAATATGTAGATGTTTGAAAATGACCACCGGAATTTATAAAATAACTAATATCACAAATAATAAAGTCTACATAGGAAGTAGCATTAATATTTCCAGTAGGGAATATAAACATTTTTGGATGTTAGATAGAGGGATACACGACAATCCTCACTTACAAAATTCTTTCAACAAATATGGTTTAAATAGTTTTATTTTCGAGATTTTGGAAATTTGTGAGGAATCATCACTAATTGAAAAAGAAAATTATTATATTTCAACCCATCGTTCTAATATTTTTGAATCAGGGTACAATTTAGCAACCGTAAATGAATCAAGAAGAAATAACTCCAACACTGAAGTAAAAATAAAATTATCTAAATATAACTTGATAAAAAATGGAAATTTTACTATGTTTTCTTTAAGAAATATTATAACAGATAAAGAACACATATTCGAAAGTTTAGTTGATGCCGCAAATTATTTGATTGAGAATGGTTTTTCGAAAGGGAAACCAACAAATGTAAGAATAAAAATTTCACAATGTTTACGAGGTTTAAAAGTTAATAATGGTCACAAAAATCACTCAATCAGAAAAACTTGTTATAAACACAATTTCAGAATAATAAAATAAAAAAAAACAAAAATTATGGGCGGATGTGGATGCAAAAACAAAAATCAAAACCCTCAACAAGCTGCAACTCAAGCCGCTGCACAGAGAGTTACCCAACAAGAGAGCGTCAAGGATGCCATCAAAAAGACAGTAGAAAAATATTATAACAAAAAGTAATACGACCTTAGGTTCTCTTTAAAAAAGGGGGGATAGAAAAATCCATCCCCTTTTGTATTTATAATGGTATGAGTAAGTATGATTTTTTACTTAGAAAATTCAACAATGGTCAATTGGGAAATATTTTAGGCGCCTTGGATGGTAAGATAGAACCTATTATTGGATTATTAGATAAAAAAGGATTACTTGACCAAATAAATTTGACTTCTAATGATAACGAAGAATATCATAACCATGGCTATTATTATATCGCCAAAAACCATCCAGAAAAGTTTTTATCGATGATGGTAGAATTCTTCGATGAAATTTCTGTTGAGGGCGATGGTAGAACATTTTTAACTATTGCTGACCGAAGTGACCTATCCGAGTTATTTTGTGATAGTATTAGAAATGGTTTGAGTCAAAGCACCGTTGCAAACATTTTGGATGGTGAAAATGATTGGAGAAGTTTTGATGTATCATCTGAAAACCTTTATCGGGATGTTATCGAAGATTTAACTCCCAAAAATGAAACTATTTTATATCAAAGAGTGTTAAAAGATTTTCTGAATGAAAGTGAGAAGATTTATCCTGAAACAGAGCTACTTCAATCAATTGCCGAAGAACAAGGTCATAATGATTTCGTTGAACTAACCCAAGAGAATATCCCTAAGATTTTCTCAGATGAAGATAGTGCTCTCTCAGTATTGGGTATTTTGGAAGATTTGAGGTCAGATTTACATTCTTTATACGACAGCGCATACAACGACGCGTATGAACCTGAACTATATGAAAACATTTTCAATTCATTAAGTGATTTTTTTGTTGGCAGAGGTGATTGGGTTTCAAAACAATCCCCTAAAGACCCAACCAAAACTCAATATGATTTTAGAATTGAAGTCAATGACTTTGTTGGTTTAATGAAAAGGTATTTCGATGAACTCAGAGGTGAAGGTACCCATACTATTGAAAATTATGGTTATTTTATGAGTGTTCTACAAAATGGTATTGATATGGGTGTATTTGAATGCGTTAGGGTATTCGCACCTGACTATGCCGACTGGACCAAAATGAAAGAAAGTTTTAACGAGTTATTTTCAGACTATATCTAAATCAGCAAACCTTTTTCTTTCGCCCTATTAAATAATTTTTCAGCTCTTTCTTCGAGTTGATTGATTATAGTATCCTGTTCTTTAAGAGCCTCAACACAAATAGCAATTACTTCACGATATCTTACCATGTAAGTATTTTGCTCAGAACCAACTACTAATTCAGGGTAAAACTGAAGTATTTCTTGTGCAATGAATCCTATTTCTGGCTCTTCTTTCTTTCCCCAAGCATAATCTTCTAACCAATTGAATTCAACACCTCTAATTTTCTGTATTGTCTCCAATGCGGATTCAATTTGATGAATGTTTGTCTTTAATCTAAAATCTGAAGGTCCAGTAGGACCGGGAGCTCCTTGAGCACCCTGTGGTCCAGTTGGACCTTGAGCACCTGTACCAACTTTTTGTCCCTGAGCACCTTGAGGACCTGCAAGAGCTCCACCTATGTCACCTTGTGCTCCTTGAGGACCTCCACCTCCTTGAGCACCTTGAGCACCTTGTGGTCCTATTGCCCCTTGTGAACCTTGGGAACCTTGGGGACCAACACCTCCTTGAACACCTTGTCCACCGGCAGCACCTTGGAATCCTTGAGCTCCAGCCGCTCCTTGGAAACCTTGACCTCCTTGGGCTCCTTGAGCTCCTTGAGCTCCAGTCGCTCCTTGGGAACCTTGAAAACCTACAGGTCCTTGAGCTCCTTGAGGTCCTTTAGAACCTTGTGCTCCTTGAGGCCCTTGTGCCCCTTGTCCTCCTTGAGCTCCTTGAGGTCCTACAGCTCCTTGAGCACCTTGACTTCCTTGAAATCCTTGTCCTCCAGTTGCTCCTTGGAAACCTTGAGCACCTTGACCTCCTGTCGCCCCTTGGAAACCTTGTCCGCCTTGAGCTCCTTGAGGTCCTACAGCCCCTTGAGCACCTTGAGCACCTTGAAATCCTTGACCTCCTTGAGCTCCTTGAGGTCCTTTCGCACCTTGAGCACCTTGAGCTCCTTGGAAACCAGTAGTTCCTTGGGCACCTTGTGGGCCAACAGCACCTATATGTCCCGTAGCTCCCTGAAAACCTTGTCCTCCTTGAGCTCCTTGAGCACCTTCAGGACCGGTTGCTCCTGTAGCTCCTTGGAACCCTTGAGCTCCGACGGCACCTTGTGAACCCTGTGGCCCTATATGACCTTGAGCACCTTGGAATCCTTGACCTCCTACCGCTCCCTGAGAACCTTGTGGTCCTTGAGCTCCTTGAGCACCTTGGAATCCCTGACCCCCTTGAGCACCCTGAGACCCTTGAGCACCTATGGCTCCTTGAGCTCCTTGGAATCCTGTTCCACCTTGAGCCCCTTGCGGACCTAAGGCCCCTTGAGCACCTACCGCTCCTTGATTCCCTTGTCCTCCTTGTGCACCTTGGGACCCTACTGGACCTTGAGCACCTTGAGCTCCTTGAAATCCTTGACCTCCCTGCGCTCCTTGGGGACCTTGAGCACCTTGACCTCCTGTCGCCCCTTGAAATCCTTGTCCTCCTTGAGACCCTTGTGGACCTTTTGGTCCTTGGGCACCTTGAGCTCCTTGAAATCCTTGTATCCCTTGAGCTCCTTGTGAACCAATAGCACCTTGAGCTCCTTGTGCTCCTTGAAATCCTTGACCTCCTTGAGCTCCTTGTGGTCCAGTTCCACCCTGAGCTCCGACAGCACCTTGAAACCCCTGTCCTCCTTGTGCCCCTTGAGCTCCCTGAGGTCCTTGCGCCCCTTGAGCTCCTTGGAACCCTTGAGCTCCGACGGCACCTTGTGAACCCTGTGGCCCTATATGACCTTGAGCACCTTGGAATCCTTGACCTCCTACCGCTCCCTGAGAACCTTGTGGTCCTTGAGCTCCTTGAGCACCTTGGAATCCCTGACCCCCTTGAGCACCCTGAGACCCTTGAGCACCTATGGCTCCTTGAGCTCCTTGGAATCCTGTTCCACCTTGAGCCCCTTGCGGACCTAAGGCCCCTTGAGCACCTACCGCTCCTTGATTCCCTTGTCCTCCTTGTGCACCTTGGGACCCTACTGGACCTTGAGCACCTTGAGCTCCTTGAAATCCTTGACCTCCCTGCGCTCCTTGGGGACCTTGAGCACCTTGACCTCCTGTCGCCCCTTGAAATCCTTGTCCTCCTTGAGACCCTTGTGGACCTTTTGGTCCTTGGGCACCTTGAGCTCCTTGAAATCCTTGTATCCCTTGAGCTCCTTGTGAACCAATAGCACCTTGAGCTCCTTGTGCTCCTTGAAATCCTTGACCTCCTTGAGCTCCTTGAGAACCTATTGCACCCTGAGCTCCGATAGCTCCTTGAAGACCGATACCTCCTTGAGCTCCTTGTGCGCCTATTGCACCTTGTGCTCCTTGAGCCCCTTGAAATCCTTGCCCTCCTTGAGCTCCTTGAGCACCTATCGCTCCTTGTGCACCGATTGCTCCTTGTACTCCCTGAGGTCCAATTGCTCCTTGTACTCCTTGAGCACCTTGACCACCTACATGACCTTGAACACCCTGACCCCCTTGAGCTCCTTGTGAACCTATTGGGCCTATCGCTCCTTGAGCTCCTTGGAACCCTTGTCCACCTTGAGAACCTTGAGAACCTCGGGGACCTTGAGAACCTTCTAATCCCTGAGCTCCTTGTCCTCCTTGAGCCCCTTGAGCACCTTGAGAACCTATAGCACCTTGAGAACCTTGAGCACCTTGAGCCCCTATCAAACCCTGTGGACCTGGAACTCCTTGGGAACCAGTTGCACCTTGTGACCCTTGAGCTCCTTGAGGTCCTGTATTTTTATTACCTAACCAACCCTGAGGACCTATAATGTTACCAAAATTATTTTGGATAATATTGGTTCGAGTGTTACCTGAAATTCTTAATGTAGGTGCCGCGTCTATTATTTTAACAATAGAACCTGAATTAGGTGTCGAATATACTAACCCTGAACTATTGGATAGATAAACCCAATTGGTAACAGTAGACGCGGAATCAAGGAACTCAAATTTTCCATCCAAAGGATAAATTACTATGTCAGCCACCGATTAATGATTTGAGTTGATTAAGTTTAGTTTGTATTGATTTCACTCTTGTATTATTTTCTTTTAAAGTTGCAATACCTACGGAAACAAGTAAATCGTATTGTAGATTTTTAAAACCATAAATATCAGTGCTCACGACTTCAGGAAAAAGTTTTTCTATTTCTTGAGCAATAAATCCTATACTTTTTCCTTTTAATAGATATTTCTGGTTTGGTTTATACCCCTCCAATTGAGGAATATTGTCTCTCCATTCGAATCTGACACCCTTCATACCAATTACACGACTTTTTATATTTTCTAATGATTTTACATTAGTTTTTAGTCGTTTATCTGATGGGGGACCTTGCGCTCCTTGGGCCCCTTGTGGTCCTTTTGGCCCTTGAGCACCTGTACCCCCTCCTATCCCTTGTGCACCTTGAGGTCCATCTGGTGGTTCCCCACCACCACCAGCTATTCCTTGAGCCCCTTGAGAACCTTGAAAGAATCCATTTGCACCTGTGGCTCCTTGAAAACCTTGGACATTGCCAGCCCCTTGAGCTCCTTGAGGTCCAGTTGGCCCTGTTGCACCGGGGGTGATATTGGGTTGACCGGGATGTCCAGTCACCCCAAATGAACCTTGGGCACCCTGAGGACCACCCTGAGCTCCTACAGCAGATATGGCACCCTGAGCACCAGTAGCCCCTTTAGCACCAATAGCTTCAATTGGGTCAGCTGCAGCCCCGGGATTACCAGTATCACCAACAGCTCCACCAAATCCCGGAGCACCTGTAGTTACACTTGCAGCCCCATTATTACCTGTCGTTCCTTGAGCACCAGTAAATCCCGGTGCACCCTGTGTCACCCCTGCAGCTCCGTTGTGACCTGTTGCACCTCCATTACCATTAGCTCCGGTATGTCCTTGGACGGCACCTTGAGCACCTTGAAATCCTGTGGCACCCTGAGCACCTCCAAATCCCGGTGCACCTTGGGTGGCACCTTGAGCTCCTTGAAACCCTGTAGCTCCTTGTGCACCAGTAAATCCTAAATCACCCGTCACAGAACTTTGAGCTCCTTGGGCTCCTTGACTTCCTTGACTTCCTTGGGCTCCTACATGCCCTGTTGGTCCTCCTTGAGCCCCTATTTGTCCTTGGGCTCCTTGTGGACCTGTTGCGCCAGTGTGTCCTTGAACTATCGATGCTGGTCCTTGAGCTCCTTGAGGACCTTTAGTACCTTGAGCTCCGACGGCTCCTGATACTTCACTTGCGGTCCCACCGTGTCCTGTAGGTCCTTGTGCACCTATACCTCCTGTATGTCCTTGAACAGCTCCTTGGGCACCTATATGTCCTTGGTCACCTTGAGCACCTTGTGCTCCTTTGGCACCCACAGCTGAAATCGCGTCACCGGCAGCTCCAGTGTGACCTGTAGCCCCTTGGGAACCTTGTGCTCCGGTAGCCCCTTGAACCGCATTTTGTGCACCTTGAGCTCCTTGAGAGCCTTGTGAGCCAGTAAATCCCGGCGCTCCTTGTGTTGCCCCTGCAGCACCGATGTTACCTGTGGCTCCTTGGGAACCTGCAGCTCCCGTATGTCCCTGAACCGCACCTTGTGCTCCCTGAAACCCTTGTGCTCCTTGTGCACCAAAAATACCATCATGACCAGGGTTGACCCCTTGAGCGCCTTGTTGACCCACGGCACCTTGTGCCCCTATAATACCTCCATGTCCTGTCACTGCACTTTGAGCTCCTGTTGCACCTTGAGCTCCCTGAGCTCCTTGACCACCGACAGCACCTTGGACAGCTCCTTGAGCTCCAATGTGTCCCTGAGCTCCTTGAGCTCCAATAACACCAACATGTCCCTGAACCGCCGATTGAGGTCCTTGAGCTCCTTGAGGACCTTTGGTACCTTGAGCACCCTGAGCACCTGAGACTTCACTTGCGGTCCCACCGTGTCCTGTAGGTCCTTGTGCACCTATACCACCTGTATGTCCTTGAACAGCTCCTTGAGCACCTATATGGCCTTGGTTACCTTGAGCACCTTGAGCTCCTTTCGCCCCATCAGTACCTAATCCTGCAGCAGCTCCTGTATTTCCCGTTCCTCCTTGAGCACCTTGTGCTCCGATGTTACCGGTTGGTAATCCTTGTGCTCCCACGGCTCCTTGAGCACCTTGAAAACCCATTACTCCAGAAGCACCTTGAGTACCACCATCAGCACCGATATTACCTGTAGCTCCTTGGGAACCTGCAGCTCCCGTATGTCCCTGAACCGCACCTTGTGCTCCCTGAAACCCTTGTGCTCCTTGTGCACCAAAAATACCATCATGACCAGGGTTGACCCCTTGAGCGCCTTGTTGACCCACGGCACCTTGTGCCCCTATAATACCTCCATGTCCTGTCACTGCACTTTGAGCTCCTGTTGCACCTTGAGCTCCCTGAGCTCCTTGACCACCGACAGCACCTTGGACAGCTCCTTGAGCTCCAATGTGTCCCTGAGCTCCTTGAGCTCCAATAACACCAACATGTCCCTGAACCGCCGATTGAGGTCCTTGAGCTCCTTGAGGACCTTTGGTACCTTGAGCACCCTGAGCACCTGAGACTTCACTTGCGGTCCCACCGTGTCCTGTAGGTCCTTGTGCACCGATACCACCTGTATGTCCTTGAACAGCTCCTTGAGCACCTATATGGCCTTGGTCACCTTGAGCACCTTGTGCTCCCTTAGCTCCAATATCTAAAAATTCCGATGCCGCAGCTCCTGTATTTCCAGTTCCTCCTTGAGCACCTTGTGCTCCGATGTTACCGGTTGGTAATCCTTGGGCTCCCACGGCTCCTTGAGCCCCTTGAAAACCCATTACCCCAGACGCACCTTGAGTGCCACCATCAGCACCGATGTTACCTGTGGCTCCTTGGGAACCTTCAGCTCCCGTATGTCCCTGAACCGCACCTTGTGCTCCCTGAAACCCTTGCGCTCCTTGAGCACCAAAAATACCATCATGACCAGGGTTGACCCCTTGAGCGCCTTGTTGACCTACGGCACCTTGTGCACCTTCAAACCCTATATGTCCTTGTACAGCCCCTTGTGAACCGATAGCACCCTGTGCTCCTTGAGCACCGATTGCCCCTTGTGCTCCCTGAACAGCCCCTTGTGCTCCAACCTCACCTTGTGCCCCTTGGGCACCAATTGAACCTGTTTCACCTGCAACACCACCTTGGGCACCAATACCACCTTGAGCTCCTTGAAAACCTTGAGCACCTTGTGCACCTATTGTTTCATTTGCCAATCCAACAACTCCCTCACCACCTTGAGCCCCTTGAGCTCCTTGAGCCCCTACGGTAGCCCCTTGAGCTCCTTGAGCACCTTGTGGTCCTTTAACACCTTGAGCACCTTGTGCTCCTTGTATACCTCCTTGGGCACCTTGAGCTCCGGCACCCCCTTGGGCACCTTGTGCTCCTTGTGCACCTGACACACCACCTTTAGCACCTTGAGCTCCTGTGTCCCCTTGAATCCCTTTAGCACCTTGAGCTCCTTGAGAACCTTGAGCACCCTGAGGACCTATAGGTCCAACTGCGCCCTGGGCTCCTTGGCCACCGATAGCACCTTGGAATCCTTGAATATTTAGTGGTGGTCCGACCCATTCACCGATGGTGTTTATCATCAGGGTTTCACCAGCCCAAACCCCTGATGTAGCATTGGTAATTGCAAGTCCTTTAGAGACTAATCCTGTTGTCGAAATTTCAACAGTGTCAAATTGGGTTACCGAGGAGAAATTAATTCTGTCCGCCTCCAACATAACCACAACCATACCTGATGATACAGAATCATCAAAAACAAAAAGTGGGTCAAGAGTTAAGGGAGAACCTTGAGGAAAAATAGTTACATTCAATGCCATATCAATTTATTTCATTTTCAAGGTCTTCAATTAATTTTTGTAGTTCTTCAATAAATACTTGTTGTTCTTTAATACCTTCAACAAGTAGGGCATTTAACTTCGGATAATCGATAGAATAATAACCGTTGTCTTTTAAGTCAACCACTTGTGGTATTACGGCTCTAACTTCTTGAGCAATAAATCCAATAGAGTGTATTTGTCCTAATTCTTTATAGGTATCATAATGTGGTGCCGATTCCAACCAATCAAATTCAACGGGATTCAATTTCAAAATTTTATCTAAAGCGTCTTCAATTGTAGTAACATTTGTTTTGAGTCTCGCGTCGGACTTTTCACATGCTGTTTGGTTAGATAGTGCAGCGCCAGGCCCAGGGTCACATTCACCTATTGTCCAACAATTCACCCCATCACTAAAATTAGCGCCTCCAAAACAAGGAGGACAACTCGTACAGGCACTATCTGAGAAAATGTTACAACCGTTAGCCAGCGTCGCACAGTTGGAGTAGAAGGTAACATTTTCACCAGAACATACTGCCTCACAGCTCTCTGGATTACAATTCGCATTGTGGGGATAACAAGCTACTCCAGTAGCTCCTTGTGCTCCTTGAAACCCGGTAGCACCTGGTGCACCTGTATCACTAGCACCAGGAGCACCTTGGAATCCTATTATACCGACGTCCGGAATCCCTTGGGCTCCTTTTTGTCCTTGTGGTCCACCAGGGGTACCTTGAGCACCTGTTGCACCAGGGGTAGTGTTATTAGCACCTGGTGCGCCACCAGGTCCAGGTGGACCGCCCCCGCCAGGAGGTCCTGCAGCTCCTTGTGAACCTTGCGGACCCTTAGTACCTTGCGCGCCTGTTGGACCTGGATTACCTGGAGGTAAAGTTGAACCTGTAGCTCCTTGTGCTCCCTGTACCCCTTGAGGACCTCTCGCCCCTTGTGACCCTTGTGGCCCAACAGCACCCTGAGCACCTTGAGGACCTGTAGCTCCTATGGTACCTTGCGCCCCTTGTGGTCCAACAGCACCCTGTATCCCTTGTGCTCCTTGAGGTCCTCTACCTCCTTGAGCTCCTTGAGGTCCTACTCCTCCTTGACTTCCTTGAGAACCTTGAGGTCCTCGGGCACCGACATCACCAGTTCCTCCTCCAGCACCTTGTGAACCTTGAGAACCCTGTGGTCCTCTAGCACCGACATCACCAGTTCCTCCTCCAGCACCTTGTGAACCCTGACCCCCTTGAGGTCCTCTATTACCTTGAGCTCCTGTACCTCCTGTTGCTCCTTGTGAACCTTGACCACCTTGAGGTCCACGAGCACCTTGCGAACCTTGAGCTCCCTTGGCTCCTTGTGCCCCTTGAGACCCTTGTGGTCCGATATTTCCTTGAGCGCCAGTTTCTCCTGTTGCCCCTTGTACCCCTTGTGCTCCTTGACCCCCTATCAGTCCTTGAGCTCCTTGGAATCCGACAGCACCTTGAGCTCCTTGAACTCCTTGTGGACCTCTAGCCCCTTGGACACCTATTGGACCTTGAGCACCTTGTGCTCCTTGTACTCCTTGTGGACCTCTTGGTCCTTGGACTCCCTGAGGACCTATGGCACCTTGAACACCTTGGGAACCTTGTGGTCCTCTATTACCTTGAGCACCTGTTCCTCCTTGCGCACCTTGCGACCCTTGGGCTCCTTGAGGTCCTCTATCTCCTTGAGCTCCTTGGCCTCCTTGAGCCCCTTGAGCACCTTGAGCACCCTGAGGTCCTAAGGCTCCGGTGTGTCCAGTGGCTCCAGCAGCACTCTGTGAACCTTGAGACCCTTGTGGTCCTCTTGCCCCGATTTCTCCAGTAGCTCCTTGAGCTCCTTGGGACCCTTGAGCACCTTGTGGTCCTACGCTACCCTGAGCTCCAGTTCCTCCAGTTGCTCCTTGTACACCTTGTGCTCCTTGAGGTCCAACGGACCCTTGGGACCCTTGAGCTCCCTTAGCCCCTTGAGCTCCTTGAGACCCTTGTGGTCCGACATTTCCTTGAGCTCCAGTCTCTCCAGTTGCTCCTTGTGCCCCTTGTGCTCCTTGACCTCCTATCAGTCCTTGTGCTCCTTGGAATCCGACAGCACCTTGAGCCCCTTGGGCTCCTTGCGGACCTCTAGCTCCTTGAGACCCTATTGGACCTTGAGCCCCTTCCGCTCCTTGTACTCCTTGTGGACCTCTTGCCCCTTGTGAACCTTGTGGTCCGACAGCACCCTGAAGTCCTTGTGCCCCTTGAGGTCCTCTGGCACCTTGGGCTCCTTGAGCTCCTACGGCATCATTTTGTGCTCCTTGTGCCCCTTGAGGTCCTCTACCTCCTTGTGACCCTTGAGGTCCAACAGCACCTTGAACTCCTTGGGCACCCTGAGGTCCTAAAGCTCCGGTATCTCCTGTTGCTCCAGGAGCACTCTGAGAACCTTGAGACCCTTGTGGTCCTCTTGCCCCGATTTCTCCAGTAGCTCCTTGAGCTCCTTGGGACCCTTGAGCACCTTGAGGTCCTACGCTACCCTGAGCTCCAGTTCCTCCAGTTGCTCCTTGTACACCTTGTGCTCCTTGAGGTCCAACGGACCCTTGGGACCCTTGAGCTCCCTTAGCCCCTTGTGCCCCTTGAGACCCTTGTGGTCCGACATTTCCTTGAGCACCTGTTTCTCCAGTTGCTCCTTGTACCCCTTGTGCTCCTTGACCTCCTATCAGTCCTTGTGCTCCTTGGAATCCGACAGCACCTTGAGCCCCTTGGGCTCCTTGCGGACCTCTAGCTCCTTGAGACCCTATTGGACCTTGAGCCCCTTCCGCTCCTTGTACTCCTTGTGGACCTCTTGCCCCTTGTGAACCTTGTGGTCCGACGGCACCCTGAACACCTTGTGCCCCTTGAGGTCCTCGGGCTCCTTGGGCACCTTGAGCACCTACGGCATCATTTTGTGCTCCTTGTGCCCCTTGAGGTCCTCTATTTCCTTGAGCTCCTTGGCCTCCTTGAGCCCCTTGAGCTCCTTGAGCGCCCTGAGGTCCTAAGGCTCCGGTGTGTCCAGTGGCTCCAGCAGCACTCTGAGAACCTTGAGACCCTTGTGGTCCTCTTGCCCCGATTTCTCCAGTAGCCCCTTGTGCTCCTTGGGACCCTTGAGCACCTTGGGGTCCTATGTTTCCCTGAGCACCTTGGGCACCTTCACCACCTTGTGCTCCTTGAGCACCCTGTGGACCAACTAATCCTTGAGCCCCTTGAGCCCCTTTTGAGCCTTGTGACCCTTGTGGCCCGAAAGGTCCTACTAATCCTTGGGCACCTTGTCCTCCTTTTGCTCCTTGTACCCCTTGAGCTCCTTGGGGACCCGCAGCACCTTGAGCACCTTGAGAACCTATTCCTCCTTGAGCACCTTGTGCCCCTTGAGGCCCGATAGCACCTGTGGCTCCTTGGAAACCCTCGGCACCTTGTGCTCCGATGTTACCCGTGGAGCCGATTGCCCCCTCAGAACCTTGAGCACCAGTAGTTCCCTCAGCACCTTGAGCACCAGTAGGTCCTATTGCTCCTTGAACACCCTGAGGCCCTTTGGGACCTTGTGCACCTTGAGCACCAACAGCAGCATTTAGAGTATTGTTGTAATCCAAAAATTCGATACCAAAAAACATTTTGATATCTTGATTCACATTAGTGCTTCCTGAAGTAAAAGATATCCCAAAATCCCAATAGTTACCAAACAAGGATGTACTAGTAACATTATAGAGATAATTACCATCGAGAGGTCCATCAACATCGAGTAATTCAACTCTTAAATCCCAGTTATTATCAATTTGAGAAAATATACTACTTAAATCAACAAGTCCAGCTCCTTGAGGTGTAGTTCCTCCTGAAACTGAGACTGACATTGTGTTAACACCAGTCACTGTTGTGTCACTATTAGTCGCCGCAACCCTTAGAGCCCCATCAAAAGTCGAGTCAGCTACCCATGTCCACCAATATGGACCATAAATTGTTGGTTGACCACCACCTTGATTTCCTTGTGGTCCTTGAGCACCTTGCGCACCTTGGGCACCAATGGCACCCTGAGCACCTGTAATATTGGTACCAGGTCCTGTCCAATTTCCTGTACCATCCAAGACTTGTGTACCTCCGACCGATAAAAAGTTAGTGACCGTAAGGGTTGAAAACACATAAACCTCAGGAGAACATCCTCCCAAGTTTGATGAAAGAACATCACTAATATCTGTTACTGTACTTGGTCTTACACAACGATAATAAGTTAGACCCGAAGGAACATTAATAGTTTCTAATACCCCTGTACTACAATTACGATATGTCGCAACCCCCGTTCCTCCACCAGTTGCCAAAAATGAAAAGTAATCACAATTTTCTTGGGGTGCAAATAAAACTTGGTTTTCAAATAACAAAGAGGCATCATATAACACCAAAATTTTGAACTTAAAACTTGGGTCAGTCTCAAATAATATTTCAGGAATGTTTCCAGGTCTTGAACGTATATTACTTGGAAATATTGTTAGATTCTTTGCCATTGAGTTTTACAGATACTATAAATACATCTAAACAAAGTTTAGAGCACCAAAGTTTATTAGATATTATAATAAAATTATAATAAGGGTAAACCTACTCCTTGAGATGTTTTTTGATTATGTCAACCGCTTCGGTTAACTCTTGATAGTCCCTGTCGGGAGCATACAGAAATGACTTGTGTTTATCACCCCCCTTTTCTTGGATTATCAAAAGAGCAGGTACATAGTCGTTTTCTGTTGCCTTAACAAAAATATCATATTCTTCTTTATTGTCATCGATATCCCTGTCAACAAAATCGATACCTTCACTTGTGAGCATATCTTTAAAGTCATAACAATGGGGACATCCTTTCATTGTATAGACAACTATATGTGTAGACATCTTTAGTATTTGTTTATCACCTCCAGCAATTGAGATTGACTCATAACTCCCACATTAGAGAACACCTCTTTACCTTCTTTATACACTTTAAGTGTGGGAACCGAGCGGATTCCAAGTTCCATAACGAAATCTCTGTCAGAGTCGATATCTAAACTAAAGATACCCATGGATAGTTCTTGTCCTGACTTTTCCAAACTCCCGAGGTTACCCATTAAAACTTTACAGGGACCACACCATGTGGCAAACAAATCCAAGACAAATGTCTCGTTATTTTTGATTTTTTCTTTTACTTGTTCAGATGATAGTTGTGTCATTTTTTTTCAATATTGAATTCAGGAATATTTGAATGGGTCCAATTTGATTGGGAAGGAAATAGACCTCCAACGAATAGTAACCAGTTGTTCCTGTTGTCTTATACAATAAATAGAACCCCCCCTTTGTTTTGTAAATAACTTCATTAAACTCAGGTGTTGGATAAATAGAGTTTACATACACCATCTCGAACTTGTCTTTTGGGGTTTCCGTTTTTTTTACTCTATCCAATCGAAATACCGAAAAAGAAGTTTCTTCTTTTTGTTCGACTTTTTCAATAAAGGGGTGGGGTTTTATAAACATATGTTAGAAAAAATAATCGATATCCGTAATAAGTTCAATAGGATTCTCCCATACAACAAATCCCTGTTCATTAAATACGGTATTATAGGTACTCACCTTGTCTTTCTTTTCTTTTGTTAGGACCATTTCATATCCTTTTTCTAAGATTAGACTCGATACCATTTCGTCGACTTTTTTTAATGCCTTATCCCAAGTGGGGTCAAGTTCTTGGTTGAATCTACCAAGACTTTGAGCTCTTTCAGTTCTAACTTTTCTCTTTAAAAATTTAATGTGGTATTCTACCGTTGCTCTGTCCTCTTGGTTTCTTATGGAAAGAATAAAACTACCCGGTTTTGTAAGATATGTTTTCACGCAGTTTTGCTGGTGTTCACTCTCTTGGTAGAACTCATCTTGGGTGGACAATAAATTAACCGAATAGGTAATAAGTTCTGAGTTGTCATTCAATAGGGTAATATCTTTATTCAAAGTTGAATAAAACACCTCAGGATATTTTCGGTTGAAAATACCTTTTTTAAGTTTGGTAACCTCATCAGAGAGGGTCTTGTGTTCGATAAGAAAATCTTTATATGTTTTACTTTTCCAACCTACATTGATTCCATTTTTTTTAAGAAAAACGATAAATTCAATATGGTCCCTGATTACTGTCATTCGTGGTAGAGTATTTTTTACAAAATTCCAAATTCGTTTCTTTTCCGCATCACTAAGCCAAGAAACATCATGAGGTATCAAAATGTCATTTTGATGAGAAAGATAAATCATTAACACCCTATAATCTTGTTGTACCTTAGTTGTCCCAACCAAATTAATCAAAGATTTGAGAGTGTTAAAGGTAAAAGGAACGTCAGTGTGTAACGCTTTTTTGATGATATCACCACCGAATCCATGAAAGGACATAAGGGAATCAATATATTTGTTTTTACCCTTTTTGAAAAATTTAGCAGGGACAAGACCATCAAACCCATTGCGTTGGAACCCATAGAAGTTGTCAGGAATACTCACCCCCCTTTTAAAAAGGTAAAATTCATAAAATCTCCACCCCAAACATGAATTGATGTCATGACCTTCATTTCCCCTTAAATGAAAATCAGGTATCTGACTTAGAAAAATGTCCTGCAATGATTCATACTCTTTCTGATGATTCTCAAGTTTACAAAACAAATGCAAAGCGTCACTCATAATCATAAAAGGGTTACGATGAAAATAATTTGTTCTTATCCTCCGATTTTTTTTCTTTTTATGTAACCCCATTATTTCACCCTGATACAAAATACCAGTCCTAATGTTCAAAGTAAAAAAAGAAACACTCCTTACTTTTTTGAAATAATGAACACCCTCTCGTCGTTCATTATGATAACGGAATACCTTGAACGATATCTTATCTCCATTTTTTTCAATCACCATAGTTGTCTTAGAATGGGAAACTCTCGCCAACTTATTGGCATAGTGTTTCAAAAACTCCTCTGATGAATTAAGATATGTGTGATGCTTATCCCAATAAGGATTTTTAAGTTTTGGAGTGTTTAGTAAAAACCCATAATTTTCGATAACTAAATGGTCTTTGTGTACCTGAACCTCGTAGTCCTCTTTTACTTTTTTGTAAATCTCTATTTTTTCCATAGTCAAAAAGGGGGATGGTCTCCCATCCCCCAAGGGTTAGTAATTGTTAGGGTTTAGCAGTAAGACTCGGCCAGTTCCCACAAGTCAGAGTTGATACGGTTGACAACATCGAAGTTCTTAAGTTCACGCATCTTGATGAAACGACCCTTCTGATTCTGAACCTGCTCTCCACCACGGACAAACTTCTCTTGAACTCGGTTGAAGACCTTCCACATGGTGGGTTCTTGGTCTCCTTCACGAAGAGGGTTCAACCATGAATTAACATCAATCTTAGGTAGTGAACCTGAGTTCCAACGAAGCATTGTAGCCTTGTTGACAAAATCTACACTCTCCGACTCGGTCATCATCTTAGACTCGAACATCTCAACCTTTTGTTGAAGAAGGGGTAGGGTGGTTGCGAATTGGTCGGTGATACGACGAATATCACCCATCTCCAATCCTTTGTGACGAAGTTTAAAGTCCGAAGTCGTTTGGGTGGGAACAGTCAATCCATTTGAACATACCAAACGGAAAAGACCCGCTTGGATTTGAAGGGGTTTGGTTCCGTTGTGAGAGTTTTGAATCACCGCCTGAATCAGAGAGTCACCAACAGCAGGGAGGGTTCCATTGGTAAGACGAATCTCGTGAGCGTGGTACTGAGTTTTTCCTTTTTGAACTGCCGAGGCAATCTTCCACCCATCTTGTTCAAACTTCTCTAAGATTTCTAAAGAAGAAACAAAGGTGTATTTGTCAGACACCTTAGGAGATGCTTGGTTGGCGAAAATCGAGGGGACTTTTAAGGTCAGGGTTTCAAGAGAGAGAGTGTTCATGGGTTTTTGTTTTTGAATTACACTTCAAAGATAAAACAAAAAAACTTTTCAGCCAAATCTTTTTTCAATTAAGAAAAAAGTTTCCAAACTCAGTCTCCACAAAAATCTTGTCTTCTTTTTTTGGAGGATTACCATTCAACCCAACACAAAGTTCGATAAGTTGTTTTCTAGTTAAAGGAATCTCATTTCCACCTTCAGCATTTTTACTGGCAATCACTTGAACCTTTTCATAGAACTTATCCTTGAGTTCCAACGGAATCAAATTAGACAGGTCCTCAGGATTGTCATCAAAGAACTTCATCAAGTTAGACATATAAATTGCAACATCCACATTCATAAGACAAAAATAAGGGAAAAAAATAAAGGGTTCAATATGAACCCTTAAATTATTATTGTGCAACCTCCCAAAGTCCTGAGTCCCATTCGACACCTCTGTCGGCAATACCTTGAGGTATCTCCAAATTATCAGACTCCTTGACATTGATAAACAATAAATCAGGAAGGTCAGCAATACAGTCAGGGATGGTTCTCAGTTCAGGATTTTTCTGTAGGGTTAAAAACTTTAAATTTTTAAGTTCACAAACTTGTTCAGGAAGATAATCAATACAATTAATCAAAACCAAAGCCTCAAGGTTTTTAAACTTACCAATACTCGGTGGAATAACCAAAGTATGTTGTCCTCTCCCGTTGATGTTAATTTCATTCAAATCATCAGGTAGAGCATCGAATAATTCGTCTAATCCATAAAGACCAATGAACTTACCAACAGACCCCGAATTAAAACCATCAATTTCAAGTTTTTCACCACCGACGGTAAGACCCTTAGCAAACTCAGGTTTAAAATATTGTTTTAATTCCTCCATTGGTCCGTTTAACAACTGAACCAAATCAACACTACGGTCATCCTTGTCCATAAACTGATTGCTAGGGAAGTGGAACTGATATCTATCAACAGGAAGACCTGTAGAAGGTGCCACTCTAGTGTCATTGGGATTGTATACAACATACAAAGGACCATCCTTAATATAACGGTCAAACCAGTTAAGACCAGGGGCTGATGTACACCAGCGAGTCTCTTGTTGGTTCCCACCATAGAAACATGCCGCCTCTCTACCCTTATCACCCTTATCTTCAATTTTTACGACCTTCCAAGTCTCACCCTCAAAACCACTTTCTGCACCAGGGTGAACCGCCAAATTCTTTCTCTCCGCCTTAGTGGTAGTTGCCATAGTTAAGTCAAAGTCCTTAACCGCGTCATACAAATCATCAACACTCAACTTATTGATGTCTCTTAACTCAACAGGAAGTCTATTTTTGAAACGATGAAACTTCTTCAAATCATCGGTCACCTTATAAAGGTCCTCCATGAAACGGTCCTTACTTTGGACAACCTCCCTATCGTAACCATACTCACCATACTGAAGTTCAGTCTTAGGACGAAGGTAGTTTTTAATAATCCATGGAGTGTATTCCCCCACCTTTACCTTAGACATATCTTCCTTACTGATTCTATCATCACCCAAGTTTACATCGTTCAAACGAGTGGTCGGGTCCGCAGCAATTAACTGAAGTAATTCAGTTTTTTTCAAAAGGGGTTTTTTTTCCGAACCTTTCTTCGGATTTACAAACTTGTCCATCAACACCTCAAAACGAGAGGCTTCCTTAATAAGTGTACGCAGTAAAGAATTAAACTTCATTATAATGAGATTTTATTATAAATATACGATGCTAATATAATACTCAGTAATTCATTATAAGCAACTCCTCACCCATATTTTGTTTTTTTCCCTTAGTAGCGGCAGCGGCCTTAGCAAAAGAACGACGTTCCCATCGATACCCATTCTCAGGGAACCACTGACCCAAGAGTTCAAAGTCATAGTACGACAAAGAGAACTTACCCTGAATCTCTTTCAAGGCATTCGCCAACCTCTCGTGGTCGTTCCTGTCAAAGTCATGGTTAGAATAGTAATTCTCGGTTTTCCAATAGGGTGGGTCCATGTAGAAATAAGTGGTTGGTGAATCGTATTTTGAAATAACCTCTTGAAAGTCCATATTTTCAACAAAAGTAATCTTTTCGAAATGTTCACGAAAAGAAAGTTTTTTCAGTTTGTCCATAAAGATTAGAACTTTACAACGATATTTGCCCTTATAATCCGTGTAATTGGAAGTTTCTGGTTTAGAACCCGAAAAAACTTGACACAAGACATATACATACTTCGCAGCAATTACAAAGTTAGGTTCATCACCAATGACCAAATTTTCATTGAATATTTCTTTTTGAAATGTTTTGAACATAACCTCAAATTCGGGTGGGGTGTTTTCAACACCAAGTTGTTGACATGGATATCGGGAGAGTTCATCCCAAAGTCTATCATACTCTTTTGCACATTTGAATAGGTTAGCGTTTAGTCTATTGTAGTCATTATAAACGACTGTCTTGAGGTTTGGGTACTTTTTGAGGTCCATATTAAAGAACACCCAGAACATCCCTGAAAATCCCTCTACATATGTTTCAATGTTAGTGGGGATAAACGGAACAATCCATTTACCAATCCTAGCCTTTCCTCCGATATATGATATTGCCATATTAATTTTTCTGTTTTTTTAGAATGTACTAACAAATATACAAATAGCAAGTAATAAAAACAAATCTCAAACAAAATGTTTCATTAGACCTTTACAACACTTTTAGAAAAAATTTAACATTGCAAATTGTACTAATGGGATTCTAATGTTATATTTATGTTAAGAGAATATCAATAAACTTTACAAAAACTTAACAAAAAAATGAAAACTATTTTAATTATCACCCTACTTTTTCTAAATTCAAACTTATTTGCACAAAAAGCCATTTATACTGACAACGATGGTGATGGTGTTATTGAATATACTTTGATGGACGATTTCAAAAAAGTTTTGGAGACAGGTTATTACCAAAACAACAAGATGGTTGGGACGTGGACTTTATTCTACCCCGACGGTAAAAAAAGAATGGTTGCAAAATTCAAAAACGGAATTAAACAAGGTCTTTGGTTAGTTTACGATGATAAGGGTAGAATTTTAACTGAGGTGTTTTACAAAGACGATAAAAAAATTAGCGCATCTCAACACAACTACGCTAATAACTAATAACAATTCTTGTAAGGTCTACACGAAGCTTTCTGACTGAATCCCATAGACTTACAAGATGTTTTTTTACAGTAAGATTCTGACCATTTTCTCGGTTTCTTAAATTTTTTAACCTCTTCTAAACTATCGGGATGTTTATTTTCAGTTTTTTCTACATATTCTTTTAGATACTTAATAATCAAATCTCTCATACATATAAATATGTCATGTCAAAATTGTAAAAATAAAACACCTTTTCAAATTTCATCCAAGTTAAATTGGATGCTTGTTTTCACCTCTTACGGATTCGTATCGGTTATTTACTCAACTTATAAATTAGTTTCCTACCTTCTCAGTTTGATTTGATTTATCAAACCTAACATTTAATTTTACATACATATCCCCATTTGGGAACCCTTTATTTTTTAACCTCAGGGGTTTAGATGTATCAAAAATAATGGGTGCAGGTATTTTAAGTTCACCATCAGGGTGGTGTATAATATAAAAGTCCTCAGTAATTGTTTGTAAGTCCAAAAACAAATTGTAAATTAAATCCGAACCCATTTTTTGAAATTCACCGTTTTGTTCGATGATTGGTTGGATAACCAAATTACCATACATACCTTGGATAAAGTCACCTCGACCTTCTAACTTCATGAATTGACCATCATCAATCCCTTTTGGAAGGGATACCGTAATAGATTCAAAATGATTTTTAGTTCCAACACCCGAACAACTATGACATCTATTGATTAATATTTGCCCTTTAGCTTGGCAATGTACACACGCCACTCTAACTCTCTGTTGAAAAAATCCTGAACCTAAAACTTGAATGCTGTGTCCCGCACCATGACAGACGGCACACAATTGAGTGTCCCCTCCTGAACCACCACAATCTGAACAGGCAATGTTCCTTTGATAGTTGATTGTTTTTGGACCTCCTTTATAGGACTCCATTACCGTTACAGGTAGTTTTATTATCTTATCAGCAACTTTTCTTATTGGCGGTGCTCCCCCACCTTGATTGTACATGTTTTTGAAAAACTCTTCGAATGAGCCACCAGCAAAAGGATTGTCTTTTTGTCTAAGATAATCTATTTTTTTCTTAGGGTCTGAAAGAACATCGTATGCCTCGGCAATCTCTTTGAATTTCTCTCCCCCATCAGGATTTACATCAGGATGATATTTCTTAGATAGTAATCTATATTGTTTTTTAATTTCTTCATCAGTGGCATCTTCCTTAACACCTAAAATTTCAAAGTAGTTTTTCATTGTAATGACACCAAAATATTATGTAGTCCTGTTTAAGAATAAGGTTCGGAAAAAAATAATAAAGAAATTTAGTAATTTCAAAAATTCTGAAAACTTTTATAACAATTTAATTAAAGAGAGTTCTGCGGTAATTTTCCCAAAAAAGATAGAGAATGGTAAAAACTCACACTATGAGTTGGCACTCTTACAAAATAAAAGTAATCAGGATAATGATATTTATATGACTGATGAGTTAGGTAGAAATGTTAAGGTTGTTTTAGAAGATGAAAGTTTTGAAATGTTAAAAATCAAACTATACGAAGTTGAGGAGTTAATTTATGATACTCAAAAAAAACAAAAAATTTCAACCCTTAAATTAATACAAACTTATTTGAAGGGAGATGGTGTTAAAATGGTTTTCTCATTAAACAATAAATTTATCATTCAAAAAGACGAAGACATTAAATTGTTTTCATTAAAGTCTGAAATGGAAACTGACCGATTTATTGATTGTATTTCAAAACAATTTTACAAGGAAGGTCGTAAAGATTGTCTTTTTATAAAAGATACCTCTACAGCACAAAAAAAATACCTCTTTTCAGTTTTATCTGAAATGGGTATTGATAAGAAAGTTTTATATCGAAAGTTTACGACTTATCCTCGTCAGTAATTTCCGTTTCTTTTTCCTCTAACATAAAATGAAAATCGACTCCTGATATTTCCACGGTGAATTGTTTGTGATGCCGGTCAATTTCTCGGAAGTGACTTTGCATTTTTTTAAAATCGGGTTCCTTAAGTTCGAATACCACGACTGTATTTCCATCTGGAAACATATCCAAAAAAGAATCCGAAAGTATTGCCAACTTTTCTAAATCCCCCAAATCATTTTTTTGAGTCTCTTCCATAATGTTGGTTTTTCTTTTTTAAATAAATCTTCTTTTTTTAATTTTTGAAATTTAGAAACCAAATCTTTTTTGTATTTCTCAATTTCGACATCATCTTTTGTTTTTTCCTTATTCAGCCAATCCAATAGTCTCTGTTGGTTCATCTTCTTCTAATTCTTTTGGTTTGTTATCTTCAAAATAAAAGTTTAGTTTTTTAAGACTCTCTAAGTCAGAAGACTCGAAGGTTTTTTTCAAATCGGAAATGACTTCTTTGAAAAGTAATTCTTTTTCTTCTCGTTCCTTATTTATCTTAATTAATCTAAGAATGTTTTGAACAGTTTTTTCAACTTCCTGTTCGTTAATCTCACAAACAATACTTAGACCACGAAAATTTTCTCCTTTTTGTGACTCGAACGGTATTGTTTGACCGTCGGTTGAAATGCTTTTAGGAACTCCCCAAGATTTAGGGATTTCAATATCGAAAGAAAAATATGACTCTAATTTCCTTATTGAAAAAAAATATTCCAAAAATGGTTCTATTGATTTGAAAAAATTCATGTTGTGATTAAATATGTTAGAAAATAACTGATTGATAAATATAAAAATAAAAGGTCCCTACTTGAAAATAATGCTTCATTTCCAAGCAGGACACCTATGAATTTTACTATATTTTTTATAATAATTTGAGATGTTAGGATAAACAAAAATAAAAATAAAGTGTCTAAACTTAACATTTTATTTTTTTTTGTTTTCTTCCAAAATCTCGATTCTAAGTTGTTGCAAAAGAGCTTTCAATTCTTGCGCAGTTTTTCTTGCACGAGTACCAGCACTTTTGTTTCCCTTGAAGAATTTTTCAGTGTCACTTGAGAGTAACTCTGTCAAATCTTTGATGTTCTGTAATGTTTCCATTTTAAAGTATTTTTTATTGTTTATGGATAATCTAAGACAATATAATCATATTGTCACTCTCCGTCAAGTGTTCTAACATGAACAACATTCTTATCTAATAATTTATAAATCTCAGTCAAGATATCTAAATCTGATTTGGCAAAGGGTTTATCTTGGTCAAATAAATCTTTTATAAAATCAGGTATGGCACTTCTCATATTAATTGTTTCTTGATGATAAAAACTATCGTCAAAGAATTTTTTTAAATATTCTTTGTGTTCCCCTTTAGGTTTTAATATTATATTTTCCAATTCAAAATTTTTAACTATAGTCTTCCAACACCACTCAAAATGACTTTCGATATCTTTTTCAGACATAGTAATTTTTGTTTCATTTGTGTTGTCACCCAAATAAGTGTCATTAATAGTCTGTGCCAAGGAAAGAAAAATATCACCAAACAAATCGATTTTCTCAGATATTATGTTATGTACTTGAAACCATACCTCCACTTCGTGGTTAGGTATGGGCTTAGACATCCAATTAAAAAAATTCTCCATAGGGTTTCTATGGAGAATTATAACAAATTGTAATGAAATTTATAGGTTATTGAGTTTTTTGATTATAATCAACAATTTTTTTCATTCTATTAATTTCTTCTGAAATAATTTTTTCATTTTTGTTTTCAACAGATTCTAATTGATTCATAATCTTTTGAGACTTAGCCGCCCCTTTTTTCAAATTAAGTGCACCTTGTTCAGTACTTTCACCCGCTTGGTCAACAGGTTGTGGGTATCTTTTATAAGATGCATTCATTTGCTCAGCACCATAAACATTGTCTTTGAAATTTTTATAGAACTTATCACCAACTTTAGATGGAACAACATTACCTAAGGCTTTTCCATCTTTATCGACTTGTGCATTTCCTGTTTTAGATGCTCCCTTGAGGTTAGCTTCAATCCATTCATCATTTGGTTTGATTTCATCATACACCAAATTGGTTTGACCAGGGAATGCAAACGCATCAATGTACTCTTCAACAGCATCAGAAGCCTTGTAAGCCTTCTTGGGAGTTTCTTTCATCTCACCATTTCCAACGGGAAATCCTTCAGGGTCCATTTCATATGTACCCTCAGACCCAGTCTTCAAATAATCTTTCATTTTTTTAACAACAGCATCTAAGTGGTCTTTGTTAACTTCCTTATTTTTATTTGAAATTTTATTAAAGTCAGGTTCAACTGACGAACTTTTCTTTTGCATATTGTTTTTTTGTTCTTTGATAATCATTTCAATTAGGTCAATGATTTCACTTTCATACAACTTTAAAACTTTTTTATTTGAATTGGACTCTTGTAAATTTTTACATTTGTCTTTATTCATATTTAAATATAATTGAGCCATTTTAGCAGGGTGTCCTCCAATCTTTTTTGCCGTTGTTGCGCATTTACATGTAACATCACCATCACTATCTACCATTTTCTTACGACTACACCATTTTGTGAAAGCACCCTTTTTCATGTCCACATCTTGAATCCATTTGTCATCTTTAGCTTCTTTAACGGGGTAAGTTTTACCATCGACAGTAAAAGTTTTTTTACCTTCTTCTCTTGCCTTAGCTAACTCCCCAGAGAACTCATTTCCCTCAACAGTTTCATCTTCTTCACCCATTCTCTGTTTATCAATATTTGAATAAACACCCATTACTTTAGATTTTCTACCATCGAACTCATCTCTATCTTCATGGTCCTCCTCTTCGTACCCTTCATTTTTGATATCATGGATTTTAGGTTTTTCAGTTTTGAAGTCACCATATGGTTCAACTTCATCATCTTCAGTATCTCCAAAAGTAACTTCTTTCATGTCTCTTAACTTTTTAAAGTCGGCTGAAGTGAGTTTACCTTTAGGTTTAGCAACATCAAGTTTATGTTGGTTTCCCTGTAACTTCTCGTTAGTTTCCATTTTCTCAACAATTTGAGATACTAACTTCTCACTTTTTTCTCTTAAAGATTCATTCAAAACCTTCTCAACAATTTTATCAATGTGTTTTTCAAAATTATTCATTTTATTGTTTTCTTAATAAATATCAATCTTCTTTGAAGATTACTGGTTATTTTTTTTATCTTGGATTTTCTTTAGGATTTCAATAATCGTACTTTCACTAAGACCTAATCTTTGACTTGCGTTTTTTAAGATGTGTTTCTTATTATCTATTTCGGATAAATCAATTGCACCAGCACCCTGATTACAATATGGGAATGTTAAACACTTCTTTTTGATTTTTACAAATTTACCACCCTTATAAATAGGTTTCTTACCACCTCTCCAATTTTTACTCCCTTTAGCAATAAATGCCGGTGTGGAATAGGCACCACTAGATGCTGAGGTTGTTGCCTCAGTTGTTTCTTCCTTTGACTCCTCAATTCTTTTTAATTTAGTGTAATAGTTGGGGTCTTCAGCCAAATGGTCCATAGCAATTTCTTTCGCAATTTTCATATCATCGCTGTGTTCCATTTCTACTTTGATACCCTTGACTAGTTGTTGAGCCAAATGCATTATCATTTTTGAAATTCTTTGAGGACTTTGTTTTTTTACTGTCTTATCACCAACATGTTTCATTGCTAAATCGTATAGTGTTGACGCATCTGCCAGTCCACCTTTTAATTTATTATCTTCTTTGGTTTCTTCCTTTGTAAATAAAGGGGCTGAATATTGACCAGCTGAAGATGCACCTGTAGCTTCTTGTGATTCGATTTTTTTATTGTTTTCTTTCATGTCTTGTTGATATTTTATCGCATCACTCATAGTGTCCGAGTTTAATTCGATGTTTGGTTGTTTTAAAAATGCGTCTGTGACCGCTTTTTGAAATATTTGTTTTGTACTTCTCATTTTATGCGTTTTTCAATCTTGGTTCCCAATAACTTCTGTTCATCCACATAAATTGGTAAAACTCTCTAAACATCTTAACAACCAACTCTTTAACCTCACCTTCGAGTTTACCTCTTTTGATTTCCTTAGCAATTTTATCCAACATTTTGTCTTCAAATTGTTTTAGAGTTTGGCTATCAAGAAACTGTTTGATTTCTTTTCTAACCAAGACCTCTATTTCTTTCATATCTGTATTTGTCAGTGCCATTACTTTGTAATTAAAAAATATGCTAAGGTTATTATGACACCCGAAGACATCAAATTAGTAAACTTAGACTTAACTTTTTGTTTTTTTAGTTCCTTACTCACAGTCTTAAACTCACTATCAAGGATTACAACTTTTCTTTCAAGACCCTCAATGATTTTTTTATTGTTTTCATCAACAGTTTTGAAAGTCGAAATCATCTCATCTTGTGTTTTAGATTTGGTTTCTAATTCTGTAATATGTAGATTAGCTTGAGTTAACTGTGCCATTGCAGAGTCACCCCTGACTAAATCAACCACAATTCTCTTTACAACAGGAACAGGAATTTTAATGAATTCTTGTGTCGTTGTAGCGTTCTGACAGAAAAGTGACGAGTTGGTTATGGTCAAACCCACGAACAACATTAATTTTTTCACCGTATTCACCTGCAATTTGATTTTTAATATCTTTTATGGTTTTAAGGTTTTCATCCATAACCACTAACTTTTCCTCATATTGTTGAATCTCATCATAGAGGATATTTTGTTCTAATTTAATTGTTTCGATGTCTTCATCGATTTTCTTTAATTCCTCAACCGCACCTGCAGACATTTTTACTGAAGGTGTTAATACGAAAATTACCCAATACAAAACAAACAGGAAACCTAATCCGATTCCAATTTGTTTGTAATAGGTTTTCACTATGGGTATAATTTTATCAAAGTTCATCTTCATAACCAACTTGTTTGCGGATTGCCAGTACTCTCGCCCATCTAGCTTTAAACTTACCATAGTAATCATATAGATTATCTATCATTGTCTTACTGTCGTCATCTAGTTTGATTAAGTTTCCATCGATGTATACCCCCGAACTTTCTCCAATGGTGTAAAGGAACCCAAAATCTTTATCAATGATACTTCCTGACCATTCAACCGTATTAGAATATACATTCAACTGGTTAAACTCTGTAAGGTCTGAAACCTCATTATTGAATTCATCAATAGTATCTTGGAACGCCACTTTATCATCAGTGGTAATTTCCGTGGAAGCTTTGGTGGGACCGTGGATAGCCAAGATATTACCTGAGATTCTGTATTTTGTCTCGAATTCTTCTTGAGCCTCTTTCGGGTCAAGTGTTGTTAGTTGAGATTGTGTGGCAACATCATCACCAATTTTATCGGTTATGTCTGTGGCGACATCAACTTGTCCAAGTTTCTCGGCATTTAGTTGTTCGTTGATAAGTCTGGCGTTTTTAACCAAGTTTTTGATTTCATCGTATCTTTCGTTCATCAAATTGTTCATATTCAAATATTTTTTTAAAGTTGTTGAAATCAAACGCAGGACTCAAATCGGTAAATCTTTGGTTAAAATTACTTCGTGAACACACTCCACTGAATAATTCAATACCTTCGATTTTAGTATTGTGTCCTACGAATTTACGGGGGATTTTATGTTCATCACACAACCACTTACACAATTCAGTCGTTTTATCAACTTGAACATCAGTATATGGTTGCCAAAGTCCGTAATCTCTCCACCTTTTTTCGTAAACCTCTTGTTTATAAATATTACCAATCCAATTCAAGTGGTAACTACTTAATGGTTTTCTAGTTAACCATCCAAGATTCTCTAAACTTATTATAATACCGTCTTTATTTAATATTTCATTACCGAAAAAGTTGGAGATGGAATTAGTGGATAATAACTGTATTATTTTACCATCCCTACCAATAACAAAGTGTGGTAATCGACAATAATTTCCATTATGTCTTAATCGAAGAGAGGTCAGATATTCTCCAACCTCTCTTGATGTATGACATAGGATTATTTGTCTTTTATTTTTATTTTTTCCAAGACCTTTAAATTTTCCAAAATGGGAAATAACTTCCATTAGGGTTTGGTGTAAGTTAATCGGTTTATTTTAGTTTGGTCTTCGATTTCCTCAGGTTTTTCTTCATTTCGTTGAATTTGACTAATGACCTCTTCCAATTTTTGTAGTTCATCCTCGGTCGGAGTGTATTTTTGGTTTTCTATTTCACCTTCTTTTCTACCAGCTTCCTTGGATAATTCATCGATATCCACAACAGGGTGAATTTCTTTTTTCTTACTTTCTTGCTCAAACTTAACCAACATGTGAAGAAACGATAATGAAATTAAAGGTAACATCCCACCAGCAAAAAGGGCTAAAAATCTTTTATGAGAAATAAGATTTCCACCCTCAACACCCAAATAACTTACCACAGGGTCAACCATTTCCACCCAATCCAAAAATATCTTCGAACTTACATCAATGTACTGATAAGCAAAAAAGATATTACCCAAAAACTGAATGAAAGTAACTATTCCGAAAGGAACATAAACTACTCTTCCCATGTTTGCCGAGATTGCCGCAAGGGCCGATAATGCTGCGATTTCTATACCAATTGACAAATAAATTGCCCAAGATATTGGGTTAGTTATTCCATACCACGAAGTCACGTGAGAAATAGAAACAAACGCAACGGTGAGAATAGGAATCAAAAACGCCATATAGATGATGTTTCTGAAATTCTTCTGAAACCAACTCATTTTATTTTGCCCTTAAATTTTTGATTTCCTCTTCGATTTCAGTTTGTCTTCTAACATCTAACAATTTTCTGTCGGTTGCTTGAATCATTCTTTTCTCTACTTCCAACCCACTGATAAGAAGTTCTTTGTTGAACTCACTTTGGGTTACTGAAGAATCTTTTATTTCTTTTATTTCTTTTTTGATTGCTGTGAGTTCTCTACCGTCCCCACAACTTTTAAAAAAGTTTAACACCGCAATTACTAACACAATTACCGTAAAATTTTTTTTGATAAATTCTTTCATAATAATAAAAATTTTTACTTTTTATTATAATAAATACTAATCAACAAGAATTAAAGGTATTCGAATAGTTCCCCCGATTCGTTTCGTAGTTTTCTGAGTGCTTTTTCTTTGATTTGACGAACTCTTTCTTTAGTTAGTTTAAAGTCATTACCAATGTCTTCAAGTGTTCTTGACTGACCTGACAGACCAAAATAGTCTTCAATAATAACCCTTTCTCTTTCATCCAAGATATTCATAATACCAAAAAGTTTTTCCTTTAACATCTCTTTGGTATCAAAAATTGCATCGGGTAATGCTGCATCAGGGTTTTTGATAACATCCAACAAAGTATCCCCCTCTTCATTTAAAGGTGCATCATAGTTGATTGTATATGGTAATAATGCAAATTTGTCGGGCAAATCTTCTCCGTTGTTTTCAACCACCTTTTTTGCCTTGTGAAGTTCTTGAACCACATTGACAGGAAGACGAATAGTACGCGAATTTTCATTTAAACACTGCAAAATAGATTGACGAATCCACCACACCGCATATGAAATAAAACGAAGTTGTTGTGTCCAATCGAACTTTTGGACAGCCTTTAGAAGTCCCATATTACCCTCAGCAATCAAATCAGCCAATTCCATACCTTGGTTTTGATACTGTTTTGCTACGGTAATAACAAAACGAAGGTTACCCACCAAGAGTTCACGCTCGATTTCTTTTTTTTCAACCAAAGAAATATTACCTGAGAGGATTCTTTGAGCCAGTTCCCGTTCTCTATCGGGAGTCATTACCTTAATTTTACGAATATCTTTTAGATAGGTTGCGATTTCTTCTTGGTTAATTGGAATGGTAGATAGTTTGTCTTTCATAGATTAGTTACTTAGGGTATTTAAAATTTGTCGTTCTTTGTTATTGAGGGATTTATATCCGTAAATATGGATTTTCTCCAAAATTTGGTCAAGGCTTGGTTCTTTAGGTTTAGTCTTTAATAGTTTGATTTCATCTTCTTCCTCGTCGTCAAAAACGATGGGTAGATTAATCAAATCTTGTTCCAAAAGACCATCCTCACCTTTACGAATTTTATCCATATCGATAACCATGTTTGAGTTCTCACTCTCACTGAGGTCCATAAGATGTCTTTTCATGGAGTTATCCATGTAGTAAGAGAGTTTTTTTTCTTCAGAAACAAAAAACATATTTACCATATCGTATTGTATTGCCGAATGGATAAACATATAGATTTCTTCTTGGGAGTTTTCACTTTGAAAATGGCAGATTATTGACAAATCGTTATAATTAAATTTTAGATTTTCAGATTCAACCACTGGGGTGATACAAGTCATCACTTCATAAACAGTTCGTGTATTTTTAAACTCACCAAAGAGAATAACAATATAGTCTTTCATAGTTTTTGTGTTTTTATAAATCAAAGATACAATCCTAATATGATATTATTCTATCATTATTGTAAAACTTTTGAAACATTTTCTTCCTTCTTGATTTTCACAACATTATCAGCCCAATTCGATACCAAAGGGTTGTGGGTGATAACAAAAATTTTCTCAAAGTACTCTTTTATCTTGGTAAAAAACTCCCCAACAAGTTCCAAATTATCGTTCGAAATCTTACCAAACACTTCGTCCCACACCATCAGATTTGGTTTTGGAAGGGAACAAATCTTACTCAATACCGCCCTTAAAGCCATACTGGCAATTGTTCTCTCATAACCTGAACCCGATGCCATCAACTTCTCAACACCAGTTGAATTATCAATCATTATAAACTCAACTTCATTCTTATCGTTAATTTGAACCTCCAAATTAAAATAACAAGAGTCCTGAAGTAGTCTCTGAAGTTCTTGATTAATAAGTGGCATCATAGTTTTCATAATGATTTTACTAATACCATTCTTACCAAATAACTCCAAATAGACTTTGTATAACTTTTCCTTCTCGAACTCCTGTTTGATTTTTTCAATTAACTCTTTGTTCTTCTCGATTTTCGTTTTGAGATTGGTTATAGAATTGGTGTTGAGACTCTGTTGTTTTTCTAAATTTCTTTTTTCATTGATAAGTTCATCAATACGAAGTTGCGCTTTGATAATCGTAGCATCGATTTCTTGGTTCTTCTTAATCTTATCTTGTGATTCCTCATACCTCTTTGAGGTTTCCTTAGCCTTGTCAAGTTTCAACTTTTGAGCCTCTAAAGTAACCTCAAACTTTTCCTTGATGAGTTTGTTTTTCTCATATTCATCGAAGTCTTTTTTCAACTGAGTGTAACCCTTCTCTTGAGCATCCAACTGAGCCACCTCAATAACAACTTTATTGAGTGATGAAACCAATTCATCCTTTTTATCAATTCGTGCTTTATTTAACTGAGCATTGATGAGTTCAATACCACAGTGTTCGCACTTAATCCCCCCCGATAAAGACTTAGTCAATTCGTCAATACCTTCGATTTGTATTTTGTAGTTTGACTCCGCAATTCGTTTGTCACTGAGTTCTCCACGAATTTTATCGTGTTGGTCTTCGTGATAGAAGTTAGTGGGTTCTTTAACGACAATAGACTTGAGTTGGTCTTTAGTTACCTCAATATCCCCTTCAATATTACTGATGTCAGATTTAAGATTCAAAGGATTTAATTTGACAAGTTCTTGGTCGATGTCATTGTACTTTGAATTTAGAAGACCATCTTTGAAATCTTGTCCTGTAGATAGTCTTTCCTGAACATCTTTTAGCTCCGTCTTTAATTTTTCATCCTCCCGCTCAATTTGGTTGATACCCTCGGATGACTCATCAATTTCTTGTTTTAGAGTTTCACCGTTGTATACATTACTGAGCATCCCACGAGTAAATTCAGAGACCAATTCCTTGGCAACCTCTTCTTTTCTTTTTAGAAACTCCAAACCCATAAAACGAGACAAAACCTGTCCTCGAGCAGTGGGTTTCGCATCGATGAGTTCCTCCAAATTAGTGGCGGTAGTTAAAATGGTCATCAAAAAGTCATCCATCTCACCAATAGATTTCTTTATAAACTTCTCGGTTTCCCTTCTTTGTTCTCCAACAAAATTTTGGAAGGTACCATCCGATAACTTCTTAAGAAAATCCAAATCAGTTTTTATATTCCATTCACCCTTCTTTGATAGTTTTCTTTCGATAGTACGACTTACGACATATTCATCACCATCAATTAAAATCTCACCACGAACCGAAACCTTATCGTCATTTCTGAAACGATTGAAGATTTCTTCCGCCTTTTGAGTTTTAGTGGTGGTGTTGAAGAAAAGGAAAAGTAAAAGGTCAACAGTCAACACAGTCTTCCCACCGAAATTGGGGGGGTCTGATTCAACGACTGTAATACCATTACATTTGTCAAAGTCCAACACTTGGTTTTCACCAAATGAAAGGAAGTTAGAAAAATGGATTCGTTTAATGTACCATTTCTGAAATGGATTAACTTCTATATCTTGTAAAACGAGTTTGTTGTCAACCACATCATCGATGTTGATAACATCCTCAAAATAATTACCCTGACCTTTTACCTCTAAAAAACTACGCATAAGTTCCCGTTGGTAGTTTTTGTCCATGATATTCATAGACACATCTACCGTGTGAGTTACCTCTTCAGATTGTTTTGTTTTGGTAATGATGTTAACATTTGTGGTTGAATACTTCTTGTTGAAGTATTGCTTGACACTTTTGATTCTTTCTTGTGTGAAATTTTCCGCAACATCTTCCCATACTACCTGAACATAGGGGTTGTCGTAATTTTCTGTTGTAATTTCTTTAGACATAGTTTTTAAATCAAAAATTGGTGGTTGGTCAAACAAGTCCATTTCATTTTTTATTGTGCAACGAATCCTTCAGTGTCTGTCTTGCCTGAGGTCTGAGCGGTTTTGAGTTCCTCCAAATATTTTTGATAGGCATCATTCATAACTTTTTGATAAGTTTTTTCCATACCTTTTATTTTAGCGTTTCGAGCCACTACTTTTTTGCGATGTTCCTTAGCATTCTTACCCATAATATTAACCTCTATTGTTTTCGAACCATTCAACAATGGCGTTTATTGTCCATACAGCTCCTGAGGCAAGGAGTCCATCAAAAAACCATGAAATATCTGATGTCAGATTAAAGTATTGATGCGTTGGTGAGTAAATAAAAATCCCCAAAAAAAATCCATTCCAAGTACTAGAACACATCATGCACGAGATTATACCAGAAATAAATTTGAAAATTGGCGATAACGGGTTAAAAATATCCTCTCCCATCAAAGCAATTTTATTTCTCATTCCAGCAAAAATAGAACCCCAAACTATAATGTTAGTGAAGCCATATGCCAGAAAAAACCAAATTAATATATTCATTTTTTAATTATTTATAAAGTTTATTGTCCAAATTTGAACCTCTTAAATATACAGCTTTTTGTTGCTGTTGTAAGCTCTTTAGTGAATTTATTTCATCCTCAAGCTGTTTTATCTTAACATCCTTATCAATAGATTGTTGCCGTAGTTTGTTAAGTGTTTCCTGTAGTCGTTGAGTGTCCTCTGAGGTTTTTTTCTCCACTAGAACTTCCCTAATAACCTCCACGGGTACCTCTACTGTGACTTCCTTGACCACCTGAATTTCTTTAATAACTTCATAGGGAACTTGGATTTCTTTGATAACCTCTCTGTCCACGATGGTTGGAGGTAAATTCCTAAGCCGTTCAAGTTCCTCCACGAGTTCAGCGACTTTTGACTCGTCTGTGATATACTCGGTTCGGGTGACAATCTTTTCAACCGGAACTTCTTTGATGACTTCCTGTATAACAATCCTGTCGACCGGTATTTCTTTAATGACTTCCACAGTTTTTTCGATAACTTTCTCAAATGGGATTTCTTTAACGACTTCAACGATTTTTTCAACAACAATTTCTCGAGGGACTTCTCGGATGATTTCTTTTTCAATTTCGACATATTCTACAACAATTTTTTCGATTATAACTTCTACTGGCACTTCCACCCGTTTTTCAACAATTACCTCTTTTTCCACCCATTTTTCTTGCGGCTCCCCCGTTTTTCCTAATAACCCATATTTTTCGATTCTAAAACCTTGAAGATACGAATCCTTCAACACCTTTTCAACTTCGAAACCATTGAGTTTACAATAGGATTCAAGGTCTTTTAACTCTTGGGGTGTGAGGATTATATTCTTTTCAACTTTAGAGTTCATTTTATAAGTTCAATAGTTTTTCCGAACCAGTCTCTAAATCTTGGTATGAAGTAATCTTAAATGACAAAAATGGTTTGGTGTTAGGCAAGTCCACAAAGGTGTATTCATTAGATACCACATCATACACCCCATATCCGTGTTTTGTGATACTTTCACCAAAATTTTGTTGTATGGTTGAACCAATCATATATGCTTTTTTAACACCTGGTATATCAAAAACTTGTCTTTTGTGAATATCACCACAGAGCACTAAATCACAACCTTCAAACTTTGAAGCCTCAAAACCATCGTCAAATTTAAATCCAATACTTGTTGTAAGTCCCAAAACGGGACCATGAAACAATCCAATTTTTTTCAAATCGGTTGTCGGAATTTCGGGTGGAATGTTATGACTTGTTAGAGAATATACCACCCACAGAATATTTTCATCTTCGTATACACCTCGGTCCTTATAGTAAACGATATTAGGGTCATTCAAAGAATCAATGATTGGGGATAACGCATCTAAACGAGACAAATTGTTTTCTAAAAAGTCGTGGTTACCAATTATTAAAATTGTTTTTGTAATTTTGGAACACTCTGTTAAAAACCAAGCAACAAAATCAATAAGTTCGGGTGTCATTTGGTTTTTGGAATGGACTAAGTCTCCCGTGAAAACAATTCTATCAGGTTTTAGGGACTTCCATTCAGATAATGCATTTGTAAGAATCGAGCGGTAAAGGCTATGGTCTTTGAATAGTCGAATATGAAGGTCAGAAAAATGTACTAATCTACTAATCATTCTGGCATTTGAAATTCTTCATTTATGTGTTCACAGGATTCACACTTATACATTGGGAATGGTACTAAAGCATCTTGACTTGAACCAGTTAAGAGTTTAGAAACTTTCTTGAATGAAAATACTTCGCTAAAAATTGTGTTATTACATTTTTCGCAGACTACCGTCTCAGCGGCTTTTAAATCTATTTTTAAACCGTTATCCATTTTATACTAATTGTTTATTTATTCCATCAAGGAAACTTTTTATGATTTCATCTGCCGCTCGATAATCGAAAAACATGTTATCAGCATACAATTGAGACTGCCAATCTTTTATAATAGTCATATCATCGTGAAGTTGTTGAAAATTCAACGACTGAATTACACTGAGCTTTCGTTTGACATTATTTTCAGCCTTACTGAGTCTAAATTTGGTGTAAGCATACTGACGAAATTTCATGAATAATTTGAAAAGAGTTTCAATGTTCCATTCAGCAGCAATTAAAGCCGCATCATTTTGCAAGACATCTGATGAATCAAAAATCATAATTTCACAAGAAAGAGGTGATTCAGCATCTTCGGTCCATAATGCAATTTTGTTAAATTTGGAAACATTTTTTTCCTCTTTGGAAATCAAATAAGCCAAAAATCCGGTTTTGTTATATCGGTTGAATGTATATTCATCATTTTTGGATGCCGTACACCATCGAGTATTTGCTCCATATTTCAAAGAGCCTCGGTGGGTTTTGGGGGAAAGAAAAATGTAGTCTTTTGTTTCTTCAATTACACTTACATGGTCCTCTCGAACAAATGTTTTTTCTTCCTTTATAAGTTCAGCATTGTCAATTTCTTTTTGCACACTTTTGAGTGTTGTGTAAGTATCTGAGTAAACATCTTTGTTTGTAATATAAGGCAAAAGTTCATCGAACTTTTTCATTGTCTTAATCAAAGTAGGTGATGTAAAACTTTCATGGGTAGTTTTTTTTCCATACCAAATTTTTACCATGAAAGGGAAATATTTCTTGGATGGTGTCCAGTCCTCATTATACAACTTTTGTAAAGTAGCATTATTAACCGAAGGAAATTGTTCTTTTACTTTTTCAAATTTTGACATATGACAAAGATACTAAAAAAAATTATTACAATCAAATCAATTTTTCAAAACTAATGACATATCCATTTCCATAATTGTGTTGAGTATAGGTTTTGGAACTCTGAACTCTTCATACTCTTGGGTTTCCTTTAATAAAACAACTATACATCCAAATAGTTTGATGTTTTCATATTTTGTACCCTCCAACATTTTAATCAATAATTTACCATAGAATGGGAGTTGTAAATAATAATGTCCCAAAGCATTGTCGGGATATTCCTCGAATGGTGCCAACATGCGTTTAGTGTAAGAGTTAACTTGAAAATTTTTTTCTTTGTTAGATTTCCAATCCGTAATTAATAACCCAAATTCAGTCCCCGTGGCATTCATAGTAATCCACACCTTATCAGGTTGTCCTGTGTAACCCAATTCAGGGTGTCCTAAGACCATTTCGGTGTCAAGTAATACTAAGTTACGATTCTCACACAAATCGAGGTATGTGTGACCCGCTCGTATCATATTATCACTCTTAGACTCGGAAAAAATATCACACTCGAAAATAGGTTGTCGAATCTCTTTGTATGACCCATAACGGGAAATAAGTTCTTGTTCCAAATAAAAGTGCACTCGACTACCCATATTAGTCGAGTCTTTCCCAGCCTGTGCCCACTCAGCCATGAGTTGTTGCGCTTCAAGGTAATCCCCACCAGCCTTTTTAAGTGCCGCTTCTTCAGTGGGAAACTCAGTGTAAAAGTGTTTTAAAATTTTGGAAACTGATGGAAAGTTATCTCGTATATCACCATCAACATCTTTCATTAAGTATTTGTGGTCATCTTCAAAAAATTGAAGCCCTAATTCCTGTTGTTTTTCCTTTATGACATTTCTAATGTCTGATGCAATTTCTTGTAAGTTCATATTATTGTATTTCGTAGTAATAATTGGAAATGTCTCCCCTTAAATCACAGACATCTTTGTCTTTTGGGAGTTTAATAATTTTGATTCGGTTATAGAGTTTACCACCATTGAGGTTATGATACAATTTTAAAGCATCTGTCCAAGCATCACCATCCAAACAGATGTGTAAATTACCCTCAGCGTTGTCGTACAGTTTTTGAAATAGGTTAGTAGAGAGGAATTTACCGAGCATAGGAATTGGATTAGGTAAAAAAAATGCGTCAAAGACACCCTCACAAAGATAAATATCCTTTGTCCAATCAACCCTACTTTCATTAAAGATAATCTCTTCTTTAGGGACTGATGGGTTTTTGTATTTCATTTTTTTGGGAACCCAAGCCCGACTAACAAAATAATTCAAGTATCCATCCTCATTATAGGACGGTACAATAATACGATAAGCGTAATCTCCACTCACAGTGTAACCAATATCGTATTTTTCTATCATCTCATCAGTAATACCCCGAGAGTAAAGATAATTAATAGCCTCACGATGGGGTATAAATCTAATGTTAGAATCCTTAAACTTGGTATACCCTTGAGGTAACCTAAGATATATTTTGGGTTTTTCCTTTTCACCTTCCTCTTCGGGTTTCAACAAATCCCAAATTTGTTTCTGTTTCTTAGTTCCAAATTTGTCAAATAGTTTTCCAAGGACTCCTTGGGTACCGTGAGTTTCTGCACAAGCCCAACACTTGTACACACCACGAAAATAGTTGATTTCCAAGTTACCCTTACCATCACCCTCAACACCTTTTTCTGCAGCACAGACAGGACAGTCAAATGAAATTTGTTTTTTGGAGTCATAATGTTGTTTTTCATGCCCGAGAACATCTCGGAGAAGGTCAACCAAAACTTCGGTCTTTTCCTCTTCAGATTCTATCATACCCAAGTAACTTTCTTTATTCTAATGTCTAAATCGGGACCCAAAAATTTGGTAAGTTCAAATTTGACTAGCCATTGTAATTCGTGACGAATAAGTCTATTGATTCTTGTCTTGGATGCGGTTGGGTTGTTTAGAAAATCGGATTTAACCCACTCAGGTGTCCAAGAGGTTCCGAAATGACCAAGGAGCTCACCTTTAAATACAACATCAACCTCATGATAATCTAATGAAAAGGGACGGTATTTACGAATTTGAATAATCTCAAACTTACCTCGTATCCGATTATTTGTGATAGTATGAGTCTTCCAATTAAAAAACTTTTGGAATTTATTCAGAGTCTTGTCTTTTACCTTTTTCATACCACTAAGGTACAAAAAGATTTTTAAACTACCAAATCTTTTTTGATTTCATGTAACCCAACACACAAGTATAAGAGTCGGTCATATCAAAACATTCTTTTTTGAGTGTGTTGTTTCTAGTGTATAACCAAGTAATCTGAGGTTCTCTTTTGGCAACATGTTCCCAAATAATTTCTTTTTTGTCCACCGTTTTGGGATACCCACCGAACAAAACAAATTTACCCTTATCATTCTTTTGAACCAAGTCAGGGAATGCCGATTTACGAGCGTTGTATGTAGTTATAAACTCAGGAACAATACCCAACACATCATAAACCTCTTTACAGATAAGAGTGTTATACCTCATAAGAGTACTAACGGTATAAATGTTATTTGAATTTAGAAGGGGTTCTTCAATAATAACTTTTGTTATTCCCAAATCTTGGTACTCCAACAACTTTTGTTTAAAGATACCACTTTTAAGAATTAACTCCTCGATTTTGTCTTCAGATTTTGGTTTGGGTAATGGTGATACATGAGTGAGCTCAAGAAGTTGTTGAGTTGGTGTATCGAAAAGAGCAATACCAATTGTTTTGGTACTAACATCTAAACCGAGTATTTTAGGTGAATTCTTTTGGAGTTTTGACATATTAGAAATCTAACTTTACTACAAACTGCTGTATACCTTGTCGTTTCACAGGAGATTGTAACTTAGAGATAACCATAAGGTCTTTGTCACTATTGTAAAGTCCAATTTCAGTAATGAATGGTGATGTACCTTGAATAAAGGTTGGGTTTGATGTTGTAGTAAACTGATTATTTCCCAAGTTCACAAGGTACTTCATCTCATAAATGGTTGCCATAATGTCAGTCTCAAGGTTACCATAAAAAAAGTACTCATCACCAAAGTTTAAAACATTTGGTTCCGCCAAAGTTGGTAAGTCAATATAGTTAGCCAAATTGTAGGTCGTAGCACCTGTGTAATTTTCTTTGGTTATTTGGAAAACTTGAGAGGCAATCCCTGAACCAACAATAAATCCGCCACCAACAGTAGTACCTGTTAATTGATTTGTAACATCAATTTCTCTCCATTGCGTTGGAGAAGGTCGAGTGTCACCTGAAACTAACTGACAAAGAATTTTCATACTCGTTGCAGTATAACCCGATGTGGTACCTGATGTTAAAAATGGAAACTCATTACCAAATCTAATGGCAACATTTTGAGTAACACTTGTACAACCTGAAGAGGGTCCGTTAATAACAGAGTAGTAATTACAATGAAGAGATTCAGTAAATCCTGTATTATCAAATCGATAACTGACCCACATTCTTTCAATTTCATTGTTCATTATACCCACAGAATCTACACTATCTGAAAAACAAGAATTAGGTGTTAGAAGACTAAGCTGAGGTGCCGACAAGGTCCAATTTCTATTTGCTTTGTAAGACATCGCAGCACAGATTTCTTCATCATCAAAAATTACAATTTCTTGGTCAGGGAAAACTTTACCGACTCTATTTAAATTATTATTTGAATCAGGGTTCGTATCATACAAATGATAATATCTAATACCAGGGTCATTCATCTCTGAATTCACTTTTGACAGAATGTAAAAAGGAGTACACAAATCATAACCCGGTGGGTCTATGTAAAAAGTTTCACCGATGGTATTTCCTGTGGATTTATGCCACATAAGTGTCGGAAGAGATATTTTGAAATTTCTTGCAAGACCCGTTTGGTTTGTTGGGTTTTGTGGGTCAAAAGGAAGAGTTGCAAATTTTTCACCATAGACATTATCAATAGATTGATTTGTATAATGAACAATTGAAATACACTTTTGGTCTTGGGGTTGAACCACAATCTTTTCATCAAATGAGTTATAATAGAATACCTCACTTGTATCTGTTTGACCACTTGGTTCTTGGTACCCTAAGTATTCTTTGGTTCCGATGTAGGTTACAGACCCGTATTTTGTGTAATCTTCATAAATGTTATTGAACAAACCTGCCGGACTTTCACTCCAAGGAATATTCATATTCCAAATGGGAGTGTTTTCACGATTCGAAATGTCACAAGGACTTTCAAAATTTATAGTATCATCTTGCCAATAAGGTGCAGGGGTGATAGTATCGTAAAGTTGTGTCATCCCTGAGGGATAGACATAAACGGACCCCAAATTTCCTATCGATAGACCACTAAAATTAGGGACTGGTCGGTCTAAAGTTAAATTCCATGTTGTCTGTCCTGTAGTTCCTGTTGCAGGGTCTAACGATTGAATCTGATATGTTAAAACAGGACTAGTTAGGAAATAGTTATTACTTCCAAGTTTGTCCATATAGATGGTAACCAAATCTCCAATTTGAGGGGTACCTGTTGTAGGAATTGGAGATGCTCCATCAAAAATCAAAGTTACAGGAGAACTTTGACCTGATAAGGTATTCATTTCAACATAATAATTCGATGTGACTGTGTAGGCTGAAGATGTTTGAACTGAAAAAGGATATGTTCCACCACTGGTAAAAAATCCGAAAGGTGACTGAGAGTTGTAAATGGGTTGTACTTGAGCATCCATAAATGGAATTCCGTAAGTATTACCAGTGGTGCCCTCAACATAGAATGGGTATTTTACATTTTGTTTGTTTGACTCTGGACTTCCAGTATCATTTTGGGCGTTGAACGCCGGCATTAAAATATTGTTTCTCGGTTGAGAATAATTGGGAACTGCAGTGTAATTTACCTCACTATCACCAAGTGAAAAATATGAAATACTAAAATTTCCTTGAGACATGTACCTTCTACCAACATCCGTAAGACGGGTGTTAATTAAAGCCGAAGTATTTTTTATAATGTAACTCATTTATATTAAATATTTTGTTGCAGGTTTTATACCCCCACTGCATGGGAGAAGGTTGCAGTTCCTTGGTTAAATGACGCGGTACAACAGTTACATCCACTTATATTAACATTCGTTAGAGAAACGGTAATATTTTGTGTTAATAATGTTGAACATCCGTTTATGTTTGCCGGGTTATCCAAACTAATTTGTGATATACTTGTTCCACTTATTATATCACCACTTGTCATTGTAAGTGGGAATATTTCGGTGAAGTCCGTTTCTGTTTGAGTCTGTGGTGAACAGAATGGTCGTGGTTGTAGTGAAGTCGTTGTTGTTGCAGTGGTAAATTGCGCTACCCCGTTTTTCTTAACAACAGTTGCGTAATCTATAATACCATTACCTGGTCTTTGTTCGAGTTGGTCAATAAGAATATTAAGGTTATACGACATTGTAACTCCCGCAGGAAGTGCCGGTGATACCACCACTTGCCATTGTTGTTGTTTGGTAATTGATGCTGTATTTAAACTCAAAACTTGTAATCCAACAGAGTAGTTAATTATTGTACCCGCATTCGGTACGATAACTTGTTGGGTATAGGTGTTTCCTGAAGAATCAAGGAGCGTTATTGGGTAACTGCCACCACAGATACTACTGAAGATATTACCATTTTGATAACTGGAACCATTATCAATTGAATATTGATAGGGTGGTACCCCACCGAATGGTGTGACAATCACCGAACCATTACATACACCCTCACAATTTGCCGGTGCAATTTGAGTGTTAAAGAATAAACTATTGAATGGTTGGCAAACCCCTTGGTTGACATTAACTGTAGCGGTGTAAGTACCTGCAATAGATATCCATCCACTTGTTGGTATAATTGATGTGGTATTACTTCCCAGGATTGCACCTTGGTATGTGTATCCTGTTATTCTCCATCCTTGAATTGGTGACCATTGAACATAATATCCATTTGTTGCGTCAAACCATCTTGGATATCCATTTAAGTATCCATTGAAGGTAAACTCAAGTTGTTGTGTTGTTCCATCACTCCAAATAATATTGAAACAAAGTCCTGAGAAACTTGGTGTTGCCGACGGGGTGACTGTCGGAGTGGCAGTATTGGTTGGTGTTGGTGAGGGAGCAATAAGTTCACAATTGGTAATTGCCGTGTAATCACCCCAATAATCAACTACGGTGACATTGTAAAATCCACCACCCAAATTAAACAAGTAAGGAGTTTTCTGCCCACCCTCCCAACTAATATTATATGGTGAGGTTCCACCAGTGATTCTTAAAAATAACTTACCATCTAAACTATCAGGACCCGTTGGGTTAATCCCCGAACATTCCACACCCAATGGAAACAAAGTAATAACATCACAATCATTTTTGGTTGTAAATACAGCCTCCCTTGATGGAGTTGGAGTAACTGTTGGTGTATGTGTTGAAGTTGGCGATATTGTTGGGGTTGGGGTGTTTGATGCTGTATTTGTCGGTGTAACAGTCGGGGTAGGAGTTGTAGTTGGTGTGGGACAAACAGTAGATGCCGGGACATTCAATATGTTAACCCCCGCATAGGGTAAAGCGTAATTTAAACTTACAAGTTCTTCTAAACCATATCCTTCTTGGAAATTACCACAACAATCGGTGTAGTAGTAATTACCAGTGGTAACACCTGAACCACACAGAATCGGTGTGGGAGAAGGGGTAGTTGTTGGTGTTGGTGTACTCATATTAGCAAGCAACAAAATCAGTTATGTACCCAGACGAATCTATCTGTACCGCGTAGTTCACACCATTGAAGACCATCAACCTCCATTGGTTGTTTTGGTTTACAGGAGAAAACAATCCTCCCCCAAAAGTAAGTTGATAGACTGTTGCCCCCAAAACAGGGATTGTTGGTGTTTCACTATAGGAAGTATAGTATGGTGTGGCTAAAAGGGTATCCAAACAAGCCGAAGCCGAGGAAGCATAAAGGAACCTTCCAATCAAATGAGCGTAAACCAAACTTGTAGGGGTCGGAGACGGAGTCTGAGTTTGTGTTTGAGTAGGGGTAGCACCAGGTGTTCTTGTCGGAGTAATTGAAGGTGTTTGGGTAACTGTTCCCGTCGGAGTATTCGATGGAGTCTGAGTGGGAGATGCCGTTAATGTCAATGTCGGAGTGGGTGTCACCAAAATTGGTACAATATCCTCACAAGATGCCGTGTCAATAATCTTAATCGTAAAATCTGACGTAGCATAAGTGTCATCAACCTCAAACTGATAAGGAAATACAGCAACAGTTGCAACATAAGTACAACCCGACCCCACACTGTCACAGACAAATATCTGAACTGGGGTGTTACCTGTTACGGATTGTATTTGAACATTGATTGGCATTATACTGTCGTGGCACCTGATATTACACAACCGAAGTTGTCGATTATTTTCAATAAATAACTCTCTGAGCTATTATATGGGGCAGGGATATCAAATTCATAGGGTATATCTCCATCGGTAATCTCAGAAATAAAGAAACAACCTGTGTTTCCTGTCTGACAGATATAAACCTGATATGGTGTTGAACCCGTGATATCATTTATGTATACTCTAACTGCCATTATTCACATTCTGTTATTGAAGAGGGGGTTATGGATTGAATTCCTGTGATTGTTTTGGTAACGGTTTCTGGTAATGTTGTCGCAGGGCAACTCTCACAAGTGGTAGAATCAAATATAGTTTGTCCTTGAACAAGTCCTTGAGGAACTGTCACGGTTAAGGTTTCATTTTGAGTTCCGAGACAATCATTTCTTTGGACATCGAATGTTACAACCACATTGTTGGTTGCCGCTACAAGGGCGTTAGTTACGGAATTTCTAAGTTGAACAATCACTCGGCTTTGTTCTCTTGTATATCCACCACAAGAATCAGGAAGATTCTGTGTCCATGGAAGGATGTCGTAAGTTATACATAATGACACTGGTTCACCACCACCTTGAGGAGTTAATCCTTGGTCAATCGGTGCTGTCTGACATGTTAAACAGTTTGAGTAAACCGTTGGAATGAAGTTAAAGTAATTACCTGAGAAATTAACCAATATGGTGATAAACTCAGGAGAGTAACTTGTGAAACTACCAAGGTATGACCAACAGTTCCCTGCGTTGTCCTTGAAAGACTGACCGATATTAATTCCAAATCCTACAGGACTTGTCTGAACTATTGTTGTTTGATTACCACCTTGTGGATTCAAATTACAACTTACAAACACATAAACCAATTCTAATGTTGTTGTAGAGGGGGTTGGAGTCACCGTTGGAGTTTGTGTTGGGGAAGGAGTAATGGTCGGAGTGTTAGATGGTGTTGGAGTAGCAATCTGATTACATGTCTCACAGTTTCCATAAATACCGATTATAGAATCGATTGTACTATTTGAAGATAGGTTATCGTCGTTTCTATCGTATATTAAACAGAACAAGGCCCCACCGATATAAGCGGCAAACGATACTCCGATATTAATAGGTGTACCACTAAACTCCAAGTCATCGGTTGTATAAAACTCTAAATTACTATTACAATCGACCAATACTTTTGTGGTAGGACAACTAAACTCCTCTTGGAAGAAGGTATATGTAATTTGACCTTCTACGGGAACTGTCTTTGTCGGAGTTAATGACACTGTCGGCGATGGTGTTGGAGTAATGGGAGTATAACCACTCATAGCAAAATCCAACCCAACAATACACGCATTGGGTGGAGTAGTTGGTGTTGGTGTAATTGGAAATGCGGTCACAAACATGTCTACCAATTCACATGGAATCGATGGTGTGGGTGTTACAAATGGTTCGAAATCACAATCGAAAAAAGCTGTAAAATCTAAGATATTACAATTAATAGGTGATGGCGTAGGTGTTGGACATGGACCCGTAGTAAATAAGTTTGCCGAAATATCAGGACATGAAGAATAACATGGGTTATTACCCTCGAGTAGACAAACACCACCCAAAGAATCACTCAAACACCAATAAGAACCAGTGTAATAGATGTAGGCAATCGGAGTTGTATCACCCGTGTAATAAGTTCTTGAGTTATATGTACCACCTGAAGTGTAGTTTCCACTATAACCTGACAAAGACGGTAAAATGGTACTTAGACAGAAAACCGAAGAATCACAAGCACTTGGTGTTGTAGAGGGACTTGGAGTAACTGTCGGTGTAACATTTGGCGTTGGGGTTGGAGTTGGGGTAACAGAACAGAATGAACAATCAAAAAAATCGGGTTGACCTAAATTCGGTCCACCAGGTCCCGAAAACTCAACAAATTCATAACACTCATCATTATAGAGGTATGCCGCACCCACAAATGCCACGTCTTGTTGTACTATAGCATAAAATACTGTTCCATCAGAACATTTTGTCAGAAGTGCATTTGTTAGAGTCGCACTTCCCGTTTCACTTGGAGTTGGGGTATTGGTTGGGGTAAAGGAAGGTGTTGGTGTGTTCGTTGTTGTTGGTGTCTGAGTTGGTGTTGGACAAGGTGAGAACCCTTGACATACCACACAATCACCCCCTGAGTTTGTGAAAACAACACCCGAACCTGTGTATAGTGGTCCCGTCGCAGAAAATGGTAAAACTGTGGCACATCCGTTGAAATCAACTGAACTTGATATAATATATGTCACACCCTCAGATAGTATTCCCGAAACATTTTCAAATCTGAACACAGAACTGTCACAACAACTACTAAACAAATAAACATCATAAGGCTCCGTTGGTGTTGGTGTTGTAGTATTTGTCGGTGTTGGCGTTGGTGTTGCCGGACACGCTGCTGATGGGTTGAATGCAATACAATCTCCACATTCCAAATATGTACCATTTATTGTATCTGTGGCTATGTTCCAGGAATATGTGGAGTATGGTCCAGGAAGTGAAGCTTCTGCTGTTGTACATCCTGTAAACGAAAGTGAAGGTATTTCTAAATAATAGCTGTTCCCAGGTCCAACAAACAAATCAGTATTTGAGGTGACCTCCAACTCCAATACTGGGCTACAACAACCAGAAAAATAATAAGTAAAACTGGCTGGAGTTGGTGTTGGAGTTGCTGTTGGTGTAGGTGTTAAATCTCCACAAGTTTCTTGAGATGTGATTAAACCAGCCCCACCAGTTACAACAAAAACAGTAATTGGGTCAACATTATAATTAATATACCAACCATTAGATACTGGAGTTGTGCATGCAGCGTCTAAGTACAAACTTTGTCCAACTGCCGGAAGGGTACTAGGACTCACATAAAAATTATCAATGCCAGGTGAAGTACATGCAGCATTTTTGCTGACAGTACTCCATCTCATTTGATTAACTATTGTGCACATTATAAAATTTGACTACTGATAAATACCCTGCTGGTTTTTTTTCCTTATTGTATAATAAAATAACAATACGCTAATAATGAAAAATTTGAATATATTTATCGGTATGAGGCTCTTAAAAACAATAGAAAAGATTATTCAAGAAGCTGAAGAACAGTACAACTCCAGTATCGATAAAGGTTTACCCCTTAACGAAGTAGACCGATTAGAAGAAAACTACAGGAAGTCCTTAAAATTAATGGACATGCTGGAAACCAAGAAAAAGAAAAAATAAGTTTTACTTTGAAAAGTAATTGCTTATTTTTTCAGAAAAAAAAATGCCTTACAGCCATTCATTTTTCAAACAAGATGTAAAAGTTTTTTTTGAAAAAACTTTATCCTTAGATTCCAAAATTTTGGACGTTGGACCTGGTTTGGGAACTTACTCCAACTTATTAAAACCTTTAGGGTTCAAACTGGATTGTTTGGAAATTTTTGCACCCTATATCTCAGAGTACGATTTAGTAAACAAGTACGAAAATGTTATAGAAGGTGATATTAGAGATTTTGACTTTTCAGACTATGATTTTATTATTATGGGCGATGTGTTGGAGCATTTAACAATAGAGGACTCACAAAAAATTCTCAACAAAATAATAGAAAAAAACCAAGAGTGTTTGATTGCCGTACCTTATTTATGTGAGCAAGGTACTATGGAAGAAAACGAATATGAAACTCATCTTCAACCAGAACTTACACCAGAGCTTGTAATTAAACAATACCCTCAACTAGACTTGCTTGTTAGAAATCAATACTATGGATATTACATAAATCGAAGGGGTGATGGTAATTTGCGTTGGGATTTGGACAGACAAGAGTTTGTTAGTATCCCACAACAAAAAATATATTTAGATACAATTACTGAAGATGAGGTTTTTTTCACAAACCAAACAGATAACGAAGTTGAAGTTGACGTAATTGTTAGTAGTGATACTGGAACACATTACACCACAAAATTAAATTTAGTTCCTCACGTGAGATATTTTGTAAAAGTTCCCGGAAAGTTTTCAAATAAAAAAATTTCATTTGTATCTGAAAATATAAACAAACATTATTGGATGAATTAATATGTCTTTTTATTTTAAGGGTATTAAAATTGCCGATTGTTGTTATGTTCTCAATCTACCAACCAGGATAGATAGAAAAAAAGTTGTTGATGAACTTTTATCATCATTGTTTTTTTCTGGTTACACTTTTTTTGATGGTCAAGTAATTGAAAATCCAGAATTAAAAAAATTTGGATGCACCTTTTCTCATTTACAGATTTTTCAAGAATTTTTAAAAACCGATAAACAAACTATTGTCATATTGGAGGACGACATAAAATTATTCAATGGGGTCAACAATTATCATTTGGATAATGTATTCAATAATTGGGAAGAAACGATTTCTAATTATGATGTAATTGCTTTGGGGACAAAACTTTTACCAAGAAGTGTAATAGAACCTGAAGGTGAAACGCATGGAAATTTCAAAGAATTACTTTGCGCACATGGATTTTTTTACCACCGGACTGTTGTAGAACATATTGTTGATAAGTTATCAAATTTCGATAAACCTGGACACCCTTTATACAAGTGTGCGATTGATATGTTTTTAAATGACATTTCAAATGTAAGATATCGGTTCAGACATTTTCATGAACTTAAAAGTTTTAAATTTGGAATTACAATTCCAATGATTTTTAATCAATCAGCCGGCTATTCAGATAATGAAGAAACTAACGAAAATTACGAAAATTTAATTGAGCAAGCATATTGGAATGCTTTACCCATCCCAAAAAATGAAGTTATGAAAGACGAAAAAAAACCAAGAGGTTTTGTATATTATTGCAACGAAAAATACATTCCAATTGTTGAGCAATCTATACGATTAATGAGGAAATATACATCATTACCCATATACGTTTACCTTGTTGACTGCAGTTATGATTTCAAACTACCCAATGTAAACACCATAATATGGTCAGTCGAATTAGAAAATTTCGATGATGAGATGTATACCAAAGAGGATGAGAATTTTTACATTCGAAGAGAAGACAAAAGGTTCTACAAGCTTTTAATTCAACGACCATTAATTGTAAAACATTGTTTAGAAAATTTTTTAGAAACCGCAGCTTATGTTGACACCGATTCAGTCCCTATGCCTTGGGTTGAAAACTTTTTCAATCATTTTCATTATGATTCAGAAGTCCCTTATTTTACAGAATGTTTTTACAGTTATCTATCCCTCAATGGTAGAGGAAGTGGTCCTGATAATGACTTTACAAACACGCTAGAACACGAAACTTGTGAGCTATTAGGTGTTGACCAAAGTGTGAGAAAATGGTATCGTCAAACTGGCTATTTTATCGCAGGACAAAACTGTTTGGATTTCTTAGACGAATGGCATTGGTTTTGCACCCACCCAAAAATTTTGGAAAATCCTGAGCTTTATGCTCCCTTCCATGAAGAAACCATTATGAACGTAATGATGTGGAAAAAAAAGGTTTTCAAAGGGCTTCATTTGGTTTACGTAAACGCTACGTCTGAAACCGTTGATAAGCTCTTTAATGAAATTACTTTCAATGGTGAAAATCAAATTTTGGGTCCATGGTTTGGAGTTCCCGGTGAATTAGAACACATCTACTTTTTACATGGTGAAAAAAGATTGGAAGTAATGAGTGAAATGTCAAAAAAAATAGACAACTACACAACCAAAACTAAACCAAGAATTCTTTTTCTAGCCCCCCATTTATCAACTGGAGGAATGCCAGGATTTTTACTTAAAAGGATTTTGACCCTTCAAGAATATAGAAACGAGTTTGATTTATATGTTGTTGAATACTCCAATTACAGTGATGAATATGTTGTTCAAAAAACTAGCATAAAACACATCATTCCAAAATCCAATTATTTCACTTTGGGTTCAGACAAAATGGAGTTAATTGACATTATTAAGAGGAATAAAATTGATGTAGTTCACATTGACGACAATATTGAATCTTTAGAAACTTTCAATCGGACCCCAACAGCATTGATGAATGCGTTGTATGCAAACGACAGGTCTTGGTTTATTGTAGAGACTTGTCACAACGTTTCTTTCAAACCTGAATTATCTAAAACTTTTCATCCGGATGCTTATGCTTTTTGTAGCCCATGGCACAAAGCAGTTAGTTTTTCTACAATGCCTTCATATTCCGAGGTTATCGAATTTCCCATCGATACTTTGTCAACACCAGATGAAATTAAAGAGGGGATTCAAACTGCACTTGGTTTAAATCCAGAAAAAATTCATATTGTAAATGTAGGTCTTTGGACACCAGGAAAGAATCAAAAAGAGGGTATTGAACTTGCAAGATTATTTGAATTTAGTAATCCCGAATATGAGTTTCACTTTATTGGCAATCAGGCACCTAATTTCAAGGACTACTGGGAACCATTGATGATGAATTTACCAAGTAATGTTAAAGTTTGGGGTGAACGTAAAGACGCATCACTTTTTATTCAAGCTTCTGATGCATTCCTCTTTAATTCTACTTGGGAATGTAATCCTTTAGTTTTGCGTGAAGCCATATCTTTTGGTAAAAAAATTCTAGCAAGAAACCTTCCGGAATATATGGGAATGTTTGACGAGTATATCGTACCAATTAACAGCAACTTAGAGGAGCTTAAAACTAAGCTCGTTGACTTGGTAAAATCAGACATTTGTTATTTGGTTCCCGAGGGACAATCCAAGGATTTTGCAAATAAAAATGCTGATTTATATCATAAGGTAATTAATTCTCCAAAAATGGAGAATGAAAGAATGGTTACGGATGTAAAAATTATTCAACATTTTGTAAATCAACCATTCCTAGAAATCGTTGGTAACTCGGATTCGGATTTTAGAGTTGAATTTTATGATGAACAGGGTGTTTGCCATTATAACAACACGATTAAATCAAATCATTGGATACGACTTAATCGACAATACTACACCAAATGGACAACTAAAGTTTATAAAGACGACAAATTGATTCACAACAAAACTTTGGATTTAAAAAATAAGAGAGTCTTCATTTCTTTTGATAGCAAATCTTTAGGAGATAGCGTTGCTTGGATACCTTATGTTCTAGAGTTTCAAACTAAACATGACTGCAAAGTTATTGTATCCACATTTTGGAATAAGCTTTTCAAAAACACATATCCCGAACTTGAATTTGTTGAGCCAGGAGCTGTTGTCCACAACTTAATGGCTATGTACAAGTTAGGTTGGTTTTACAATATGGATATGGAACCAGTTGCACCAAATCTTATTCCACTGCAAAAAGCAGCATCGAACATTTTAGGTTTAGATTTCGAAGAAATTCAACCGAGAATAGATGTCCATATTAAAGAAAGACCCTACAAGGAAAAGTATGTGGCTATTGCAACCAATTCAACTGCAGGTTTGAAATTTTGGACAAGAGATGGTTGGCAACAACTTGTTGATTACTTAATATCAAAAGGGTATAAGGTGATTAACGTTTCAAAAGAAAAAAATCCTTTCAGGGGAGTGAACGAATTAAAAGATACTTCTATTGAAAATACAATGAACGTGATACACCACAGTGAATTTCTAATAGGACTTTCCAGTGGATTGTCTTGGCTTAGTTGGGGTATGGGAAAACACGTTGTAATGATTTCGAACTTTACAAAAGATGACCACGAATTTACTTCAAATTGTACTAGAATCACGAATCCTGAAGTATGTAATGGTTGTTGGAATAATCCAAAATTTGTATTCGACAAAGGAGATTGGGATTGGTGTCCAGAACACAAAGGAACCCCAAGACAATTTGAATGTCACACTTCTATCACCCCAAAAATGGTGATAAATAAAATTGAAAAACTAGTTAGTTGAAAATTTATTGAGAACGGTTTTCCCAAGGAAAATCTTCGGTAGTGTTTTCTAAACCCAACCAATTTGTGAATTTCTTTAATTCTCCTGGTTTTTCAATTTCAACAATAAAAAAGTTTTTCTTTTTGGAAAAAAAATTCACACAATTTTCAATGTGTGTATCATATACTTTTGTTAATTTGTTTTCCAGATTATCTAAACTATCTATGCCCCATGATTTAAAAATAGGATATAGGTGACCTATAAGTTTAGATTGTGTCCCATCCGACATGTATGTGTGAATATATGAATTATCGAAAATTAAAGCATTCCCTTTAAGCGAATCGTAAAAGTTTACAACGCTCTTAACCCATTTTTTGGTGTTTGCTCTAAGGGTTAACACATAAATGTCATTTGGTCTATTATCAAATATTATTTCATGAATGCCTGGAAAAGAAAATGGCGCATCATTAAATACATTGTACTGGGGGTTATTTAAAATAGATATTAATTTACCATAATCTTTGTGAAAAACATCTGGAACAACATTGTGTAATAAGGCTTGTTCTGGAAAAACACTATAACCGAAATTATCTAATGCTTTGACAAAAGAAGATGTACCAGTTTTGTTCAAACCCAAACAAATTATGTTTTGTGTTTTACTTGAATCAGATAACTCAGTTTCAATAAGTTTTTCTGACAAAAGCTCCTTAGATGTTGCATCCCTCAAAATTAGTTTTGAACAGCCACGATAATCTAAATTTGGTATAAACCAAACCCCTTTTCCTTGAAAACAAAACGTGATTGTTCGATTAACCCATTCAACACCCAAAAGGTTTGTAGATATTGTTACAGTAATTGGGTCTGAACCTAAATAAATTATCTTATATCTATTATTAACAATTTCAAATTTAAAAATGTCTTTCCAGTGCATGAGTAAAAAATAGTTTTTTGTTTTGTTTTATAAATAAAAAAGGGGACCTAAGTCCCCTTTTTGTTATACTTTCTTGGGATAGTATTCCAACCAAACTTTTGGAACATCTTTACGCTCTGCGTGAACGATGAAGAACGCACTTATTTCTCCACAACCACATCCTATAAAGACTTTGTTGTCTTCGGTTTTTTCAACGTAATGTGTGCAACCTTTTCCGATTGGTGTTAAGTAAACTGTGATACTATTCTCATCCACAAGACCTACCCAATAGTCCGGTAATTCGATTTCAGTTGAATTTGTCTTTCCTCTGAAATAAACACCATGTTCTGGTCCCTCCAAGTTACCGTATTGAAGTCTCCATGGTTCTTCTTTTGTTGGGTGGGAAATATCAAATGATTTTGAAACTGCTGTGATTGCACTGAAGTTCAACAAACTAGCACTTCCTTGACCATCAAAAGTACCTGTATTGACATCTACTTCAGTAACAGCACCAAGTCCGATTGTTGTTCCATCATCAGAAATACTGGAGTCACCGATAGCCGTTGAACCAGTAAACTTAACTACTTGGTTTGTAGTACCTCCAACTGCAACTGAAGTTCCGCTTGTTCCTGAAGAACCACTTGTTCCCGAAGTACCTGCACTACCAGAACTACCCTGTATTCCAACAGTGTAAAAACTAACTACACAACCCTCAGATGGACCTGACGGTAATGATGTACCATTATCATCGATAAAAGTTACCCCAAAAGTCCAATAAGAACCACTATCTGTTATACTTGTTATTTCATACGCAGCTCGTCTAATAGTGCTAGGAATGTATAAACTAATTATTGAACCTAATCCCAAACCTTGCCAGAAAGTTGACCATATTTGCGGTACTGAATAATTGTTAACCTCACTAATTTTTATTGTTGTGACATTGGTCGTAACATTGGAATCTGTGGACATTCCTAAAGGCACTGGATTAGCACCTGATGTACTTGTCAAGAACCAAGCCCCAGAGTTTCCTGGGGGTCCTATCTCACCTGAGCTTCCTGAAGAACCGCTTGTTCCCGAAGTACCACTTGTCCCAGAAGAACCCGAAGTACCAGTTGAACCACTTGTTCCAGATGAACCTGAAGTTCCTGAGGTTCCAGTCGTACCTGATGTTCCTGAGGTTCCAGTTGTACCACTTGTTCCCGATGTTCCCGATGTACCAGTTGTTCCTGAAGTACCCGAAGTTCCAGTAGTACCACTTGTTCCCGAAGTTCCTGATGAACCTGAAGTGCCGGTGGTTCCACTTGTCCCAGATGTCCCTGCGGTACCGCTTGTTCCTGATGAACCTGAAGTTCCTGAGGTTCCAGTCGTACCTGATGTTCCTGAGGTTCCAGTTGTACCACTTGTTCCCGAGGTGCCTGATGTACCAGTTGTTCCTGAGGTACCCGAAGTTCCTGTTGTTCCGCTAGTTCCAGAGGTACCTGAGGTTCCTGAAGTACCTGTTGTGCCACTTGTT